ATGCGGGTCTGTGGAGGTCAGCCACGGAAAAATCCGGGTGCGCCAGATTTCATCCCCTGCCGCCGCCATGACGGCCAGGAAGGCAGGGACTCCTACCTCTTTTATTACGTGCGCAATCCGGAGTCTGGGAAGCTGGTAAGGTTCAAAATTATGCTGAACCGATATCAGGAAGGCTCGGAACGTGACTTCATGGCAGCGCAGATCTCAGCGAACGTCTATAACAACTTCATGAAGGGCATCACTCCCTTCACGGCTCCTTCCGTAGGGCGCACGGCCACACCGCTGAAGGCCGTCATCGGTCGCTACAAGACCTATGTGAAGAAGCTGGAGATGAAGGGTGCCATGTCCGAGAAGACCAGGATAGACTACTATTCGCGGCTGAAGATCTTCGAGGAATGGCTTGATGACCGCCACTATAATAATAAAAAGGTGTACGAGCTGGACACTGCGATGGCCACCGACTTCCTCGACTACATCCTGCTTGACCGCGAGACATCGACGCTCACCCGCAACAACTACCGCACCTGGATGTCGGCCTTCTGCTCCTGGCTTGTCGAAAAGCAGTACCTTTCCGACAATCCGATATCGAAGATTCCCATCCTGCCGGTGAAGGAGAAATTCAGGGAGCCGCTGTCAGTTCCTGACGTGAAGCGTATGTCTGCACATCTGCAGCGCACCGACAAGCGGTTCCTGCTGGCCTGCTATTTCGAATACTATACGATGATCAGGCCCATAGAGCTGGTGAAGATTCGCGTCCGGGACATCCAGCTGCACGAACAGACGGTGTTCGTGCCGTCGATGGTCAGTAAGAACCGAAAGAACGGACGGGTGCCGCTGCACGACAAGATTGTGAAGCTGCTGCTCGACCTCGACGTGTTCAGCCATCCGGGGAAGTCGTTCCTCTTCGGGCGGAACTTCGTGCCGTCGGAGGAACGTGCCAGGAGCAGCATCTTCCGTGACCGGTTCGTGAAGCTGCGCGAGGAACTGGGATTCCCACCTTATTATATGTTCTACAGCCTGAAGGACACCGGCATCATCGACCATGGGGAGAAGCTGGGAGTCATCTCGGCGAGGGACCAGGCTCGCCACTCCAGCGTGGAGGTGACAAATCTCTACATGAAGCGGCGCTCCGGCTATGTCAACGAGGCGGCAAAGCACTTCGACGGCGACCTATGATATAATCTCGTAGAAATAGCCGGTCTTCAGGTTGTCTATGCCATTGTCCGTGACTGTCACCTCAATCTTTGCGCATAGGAACCTCTTGTTCCTGACAAGGAATACCTTTCTTTGGTCAGGTATTCCTTCGTATGGGAATTTGAAAACATACTGCTTTTTGGCGTCGATGCTGACTTTGGCATCGTGGAATTTTCCGATGTACGAGTATATGCTTCCCGGGTTGGACAGGGCCATCGAGACACTGTTGGTCAGCCCGGACTCCCTTGCGTCGACATAGCAGCGCATGACACCGAAATAGGCGTAATAGGTCTTATCGGGATTGTAGCCGAAGCGGTCAGTCCTGAAGGCCGGGAAGGCCACTGCCATGTGCGTGTCCTCCTCTTCCTTCTCGATGGAAACTTCATCTTCCAGCACGTCCTGAAGGGTCGTGATGTACTCGTCTTCTGTCGTGTCGCCCCATTCCGGCCCCTCGATGCTTGGCATGAAGCATGTGTCCTCTATGTTGTCAGACGAGTTGACGGATATCTCCCCCATGGGTGCGGGAATTATTTTCAGGCTGGTCGTGTTTGACTCCAGTTTGTTGCCCTCCTTCACGAGTTTGTTAAAGAATCCGCATTTGGCAAAATCCGTGTTGCCGTCATCATCTTTCCGGAAGTACACATACCCGGTGTCCTTTGCCAGAAAGAGCGTCGTGAACTTCTCCTTCTCCTCCATCGCGGCAGCAGCGGAGACGGCTTCTGTCAGCTTGTCGTATTCCCTGACCTCGAAGCTGCTGAATATCTCGTCGGGAATCTCCCTGACAGTGCTCTGCTCAGCACAAGTCACCAGGTCGTAGGCTATATTGTCACTGCCGGTGTATGACACTCCGTCCTCGTCGTACTCGCTTGTGAACTCTGTATCGCAATCGATTTCCTCGGTTCCAAACGTGTCCATGTCGTTGTTTGACTGTATGCTGACAGTCATGTTTTTCTCATCATATATGTACACGGCATTGAACAACTTCCTGAACTCCTCCAAGAAGGTGGACACCTTCCAATGGGGCAAGGCGTCAGCTATGCGGGTTGCCCTGCGGAGGTTCAATATGTAGAGGTCATTCCATGGATACGTGGAGAACACGTCGGTCTTGACCGTATAGCCCATGATGCGAAACACCTCATGCAGCACGTATATCAGACCGGGCTGAATGACAGGCCGCTTCAGGTAACATTTGAAATTCTGGTTGTTGATTTTCATTCTGTTGTATTTCTTGCCTGTGCTCTCGTTGGCAAGCGTGAAAAACAGATATTTGTTCCTCTGCCCGGCGTAGCCGTCGCTATATGCCTGGCTGGGTATGTTGACGCTTGATTTCCTGCACCATTCCTTGTGAGTGACGTTAAGCTCGGTGAAATCCAGCGTGTCAAGGTATTTCTCTCCCCACCTTGTTTTTACGTCGGACGATGAGCCGAGAATTTGTATTTTGACAGCTGTGTCCGAATATTCAAGCACAGTGGCAGAACCTCTGATAAGACAATTTGTTCCGGCAAAAAGCGAGCATTCCTCAAACGTGTTGACAGGCTTTGTCACCTCGATACGGTTCACGTTGCCGAACACGTTGCGGTTCTGCGGTATGTCCAAAGGAAAGGACAACTGGTATGTGTGGTTTCCCTGCTGCTTCAGGAACGGGTTCTCGAGCACGAGCTTGATGCTCTGGCCGGAAGCAGGGTATGCCGTCCTGCCATTTATGGATGCGTAGATCATTTTATGCGTTCTTTATCATTTGTTCGTGTTTCTTCAGTTCCTTGTATGTCCGCTCCGTATCGCAGTATGCTGGTATTCCGTCCTCCAGAATGTCCGACAGCCTGTCGATGCTGTTGTTTGCCTTCGCCAGCGTTCCGTTCAGCTGCTCATTGTCGGTCTGCACATTGACGATGGGAGTCACGACGGCTGCGTTGCCGGTACCGAGCTGACGGCTCACGTCCTGGGCGGTCAGCGAGCCGACGGTGTTGTTCTTCTGTGCCTGGTCGAGGAAGTTCAGGAACGGCAGCACGTTGGGGTTCTGAACGGCCTGATGATTGGCCACGAACTCACCTTCATGGACAATACCGGCTTCCTTCCTGTACTGTCGGCCACCTGTGAAACCGCCTTCATAGTATCCAGCCTCTTGTGTCTGGTGCTGCTTCTTGATGGTGGCCACCTGCAGCATACCGGCAGCGACGGCGGCAGCTGCAGCAATCGGTGCCAGGATATAGCCGATGAACGGCACTTGTGCCGCAGAAGTATAGGCATTGATGGCACCCATGGCGGTACTGGCAAGTGCCTGTGCAATCTCTATCTTCATTGCCCGCTTGTTGGCCTTGCTCTTGATGGCGTTGATTTCCTTCTGCTTCTTTTCCTCCAGCCTCTTGACCTTCTTCTGGTTCTTTCCGGCAGCCTCGATCTGTTTGTCATACTTCTTCTCGACCATAGCCACCTCGTAGTCTGAGCTTGCCTTGGCATAGTTGCTGATACCGCTGAGCACGGCGGTCACAGACTGGAACATGACCTGGTATTTCTGCTGCACTTGCTCGATGAACTCGGAGAGGTTCTGCGCCTTGGCAGCCAGATACTCGGCATGTGTCAGCTTGTCCTGCTCATAGAGCTGTTTCAACTGCTCATTTGTATTCATGTAGTTCGTCAGGTCGCCGGTCCACGGGTCGCTCGCGTTAGCATCTCCGGCCTGCTCCCTTGCAACAGACAGACCGTTGCTGACGTTCTCATTGAACTTGTCTCGGTTGGCCTGTGCCGGGTCTATGGCATACTTCGCCTGAATGGCGAGCCGTGTTCGCTGGTATTCATCTTCCGCAAGCAGTTTTTTGTCGTAGAGTTCTTTGAGCGCGTTCAGTTCTATGTCGCGCTGCACGTCGTTCGCCTCGTGGAGATAGTCGGTGCGTATCTTCAGCAGGCGTTCCTGAAGCTCCAGACGGGTCTGTTCCTTGTGCTCATTGTTCAGCTCTTCCATTTCCCACTCAATTTGCATCTCCTCCAGTGAGCCTTTCCTTGTGAGTGACTTTCTGTTCTCGAGATAGTCAATTTCTTCCTGGAAAAGAGCCTCCCTGAGAGCTGCTTCGTTGTGATAAATGCTTGACCCCTCTGTGTTGAAGTCCTTTTCCAACTGGAATACCAAGTCTTTGTGCATTTGTTCATACTCTGCAAGTGTGAGTTTCTGCTGCTCCTTGTCCCCATGGGCGAGCAGCTGCTTCTCTTCGGCATCGAGGCGGAGGTATTCTGCGCTCCCCTCCTTGAATATTTCTTTCCTCTGTCGTATACCCTCCAGCTGTATCTCCTGCCTTTTCTTTATATACTCTCGGTAGTTCGTCAGGCCGAGGCTGTAGCTTACTGCCTCTTCGGCCAGTCTTTGTTCTGTCGCTGCCTTCAGTTGTTTGTCCTGCTCGCGCAGGTCTCTGCGCTCTTCGGCTTCCCTGCGTCTGCGTTCAGCATCTGCCTTACGTTGTTCGCGCTCCCTTTTCTTCCTGTCGGCCTCCGACTCATACGTTGGCGATGAACTTTCACCGTCATCAGTTCTCTTCTTCCTTCTGAGCGCACTAAGTTCTACCGAAGTGCTCGTTATTTCATCATTGAGCTCAGTGATATCCTTTTCCGTCTGGCCAAGCTGTTCGTGAACATCATCAAGCTGTTCTTTCACGCTGTTTACTCTTGCCTGTGCGTTTTTTGTGCCGATGTCCAGACCGCGCGAGAGGTTCCTCATTCCTGATGTCCCGAATCTGTTAGCCTCCTGCCCGGCAGAAAACTGGGCAGCTGCAAGACTGAAATTTGCCTCGCTAAGGTCTGTGTTTAGCTGTGACTCCTGCTTCTTCAGTTTGCGCTTTTTCCTGTAAGCTTCCTCCAGTTCCTCCTGTGCAGCCTTCATCTTGATGGATTTCTCCAACTGGGTAAGATAGTCTGTCAGGGCTTCGGTGTTATCGTTTATCAGACCTTTTTCCTTGTCCAGGTCAGCCAGGTAGTCAGGCACTATTTCCTTGAGTTCGTCAAGTTTCTCCTTCCTTGTCTCATACGAAAGATTGTTGTCATGAACCTGACGGGTCAGGACTTCAACCTTCGTCCGCTCGTTGTCAAAATCATCTGCTGCTTTCTTATGTGCCCGGCCGAGAGCTGTCATCTCCTCAGCGTTCTTTTTTGTCTTCGATGCTGCCTCTGCCAGGAGTGCGATGAATGCCGTGACAGCGGTAATTGCCAGTCCCCAAGGGTTGGCCTTGATGGCGGTGCCGATAGCTTTGATGGAAGTAACCACCTTGCCGTTCCAGAATACCTCGAGTTTCGAAATAGTTATTCCATAAAGCCTCTTTGCATTGAGTGCCGCAATCTCTACGGCGAGGGCTGCAATCAGGATCTTGTGATTTGAGACGAAATCCACGACAGCCTTCATCCCTTTAACCAGAAGGGCTGTGCCGCTGATGGTATACTTCACCACAGGCACGAGACGTTCGCCCAGCTCCACTGTCATTTCGTGGAACTGTTTCTTACACTTCTCGATGCCGGCTTCCACGGTGTTGTTCATCGTGTCGTATTCCTTACTGACAGATGTGCCTTGCTTGTATGCCCTTGTTGCAAGTTCCTGGCGCTCCCTGACATCATCGATTTTGTCGGCCATGGTTGAGAGCACGCCGACGGCACGGCTTCCGTCCAGCCCCATGTCGTCGAGCATTTTCATCATGTTCTGTGGGTCGGCTTTCTTCAGGCTGTCGGCCAGCGTCAGGATAGCCTGGTTAGCGTCATTGTTGAGTAGGTCGGTGAAGGCCTTCAAGTCCATGCCGGCAATTTTGGCGAACTTCTCCGTGTCGGTCTGCATCTTGGTGAGCATGTTGCCGAAGGCGGTGGCCGCCATCTCGTCGCGCAGCAGGTTCTCGTCCATCACGGCACCGAAGCCCATGATCTGCGCCTGCGTCAGTCCCAGCTGCTTGCCGAAGCCTGCTACGCGGGCGGTGAAGTCCACGAGGAACCCTGCCTGCGCACTGGAATTCTGAGCTAACTCATTAAGGGCTGAGCCGGTGGCAAGCATGGCTCCTTTCAGCCCCATATTTTCATCTTCGCCAAAAGCCATTGCGAGTTTTCCTACCTGATCTATTGCCCCTTTGCCAAGGTCATCACCAAGTGCTACCTTGATTTTGTTTCCTGCTTCTACGAAATCAAGAATATCCTGCTTGCTCGTTTTCCCCAGTCGTCCTGCCGCTCCAGCTAGTTCGTTCAGTTCCTCGCGGCTGGTCCTGGTGTCCATCTTCTTCAGGTCCTCGTTCAGATCCTTGATGGCTTTGTCTGACAGTCCGGTGTATTTCCTCGTGTCGGCCATTGCTTCTTCCATCTTCGCATAATCCTCAACGGTTTTGCGAATGGTCATCGACAGTCCTGTGAGGGAACCGATAAGCAGGGTGAGACCGCCCCAGCTGTCATTGAGAAATTTCGTGAATTTCCCCCATGCAGAGAGTTGTGCGCCTGTTTCTAATCGGGTGCGTTCCAGCTCTGTCCTGAGTAATCGCACTTTCTTCTCAGCCTCCTTGTAGCCGTCAGAACTGCGGTCGGCATCCTTCATGACTTCATTAAGAGCCTTGATGGAATATTCCAGGTCGCGAACACTGGCACCTGAAATATTCTTCATTGTCCGCTCTATTAGCTGAGTTTCGTCGGCGACTACTTTACTCTCCTTTCCGGCTTCTCTCATTTCCTTGTTGTAGCGGTCAATGAGTGTGTTTGACTGTTTCTGTTTTTCTTTGATGGCCTCCAGCTGCCCGGAGAATACGCGGATATACTCTGTTGACCGTTCGTAGGCCTGGCTGCCCTGTTTGGCCACCTTCAGGTGCTCACGTGCCACCTCCAGCGCTTTTTCCAGCTGCTGAACGGATGCAGAACCGATGTTGTCCGAGGTCTCACGTAGAAAGCGCATCTCAGCACCCAACTGATGGGCGCTCTTGCCAGTGCCAGCGATGCCTGCCTTCACTTCGTCGAAGGCCCTCATGGTGGCGATGCTCTGGAGTTCCTGCTTCACCTCCTGCAGGCGACGGGCGAAATCGCCCATTTCCTCCGCTCCCTGCGGCTTTGCATCAATCATCTTCTGCAGTGCTTTCTGGGCATCGCGTATGTCCTTGGCAGAAGCGTTGCCCAGGTTGTCGAGGGTCTGAATGGTCTTCATCACCTCGTTCTCGTACACCTTCAGCTCAGCCTTTGCCTTGCTGATCTGTTGGCTCACCGACTTGTAGTAGCCTGAGTCCTTTTTCTTGTCGATGGTGTCACGAAGCGCCACAAGATCCTGGACTTTCTTCTTCAGGTCTTCCATCTTGTTCTGCGCATCCTCTGTGTTCAGACGGATGACGCTGCTGTATATCTGGTCTTTTGCCATAACGAATAAGTGGTAACTTTGCCTTTTTGCTGCAAAGTTACCACTCACTCGTATATATTAAAAATACCCTGTTACTTGATTTTTCCTTCCCTGCGTAGCTGTTCGTAGTGCCTCTTACTTTCCTCACGCTTAGCCTTTTCTTCCCTCAGCATATTGCAGAAATCCTCAGTGGACATATCTGACTTGAAGATGCTGCCTGCTGCTGCACCTCCACCATAGAGAATAAATCCAATTCCCATTAATGCCAGTATGAAGATTAAAATATCCATATTACTTCTTTCTTGGTGCAAATATACGAAAATTATTCCATATCACCAAGGATTTTGAAATAAAAATGTGTCACCCTGCCGCTGATGGGCGGCAAGGTAACACACTCTGGGTCTGAAAAGGTCCGGCTTTCGGACCCTCCGGCATCACTCCATTTCGAGCCAGTTCTTAGCCAGTGCCTTTGCCGACTCGCAGAAGTCATTGTACTGCTGCCACTCCTCGGCATACTCCTCGGAGCCTCCCAGGTGGTGACGGTGGATGGCCATCTCCTCGCTCTCGCTGAACTTCGAGCGGATGATGGCGTTGGCCACTTCCGGATAGTTGCTGCTGTCCTTGCAGGGCATGATGGTTCCGCCATCGTGTTCCGTGCCGGTGTACTTGTAGCCAGTCACTGGCTCGTCGGAACCTTCAGGCAGATAGTCAGGCACTTGCTCCTCGTTGAGGTAGCCGATGATGTTGTTTGCGTCGTACTTTCCGAAAGTACGCTGCTTGGTGTAGATTGCTGAAAACTTCTCCATAACTATGTGAATTTAGTGTATGTCTTGCCGTCCTTGCCCTGGAACTGCTGTACAACAGTGGGACAGGGCAGGTCTTCCGGCGTGAAGTCATTCATTGCCTGGTCAATCATTATCTTGCTTCCCGTGAATGTGTAGAACTCCGCATCGGCTTCGGTCGGGTTGCCGTCCTTGTCCTTCTTCTTCTCGAAGACATACCTTTCTTCATCTCCCATCTCGAAGGTCTTGATGATCTTCTTGAAGCGGAAGGCCAGGACTTTGCCCGGAACGGTCTTTGTTATCTCCTGGTTGTTGCCCTCATAGTCGGGAATGTTCACCGTGACGGTGTTTTTCTCGATTTTTGAGTCCTGGACAACATAGTCAATTAACAGGATTTTAAAAATCCCCCCCCCCCCCGTTTTCACACTTGTTAACAATGCTCATAAAGGGGATTTTCTGGTCAGGCCCCATGCCGGGGAACGGTGGTTTGATACGTCGCTTCTTGATAATCTTTCCGAGTGATTTTTCCATACCTAATGTTTTTAGTAAGTTGATACAATCTGCGTGTTTGATGAATCCCAGCTGACTCGACACCGTGATACGGATCTGTTCCTCGTCGAAACCTTTCTTCTGCAGCTTTGTGATGCGACGTGCCAGTTTCTGCTTGTTCCGCTTCGATGCTTCTACGTGGTCGGGATAGAACACGTAGCCGCACAGGCGTATGCCCATCCACGTTGGGCGGACGGCATGGTCATTGTTCAGCTCGAAGTGGTAGTCGCGTGTCAGGTGCATAATAAAAATCTCCCTGATGATGCGCAGGAAAGTCTTGTCCTCGTGCATCACGAGGAAGTTGTCCACGAATCGGAAGTAGTGCCTGAGGCCTTCCCTGGCGAAGTTCCTGAACCTCTCGGCGAGGAACACGCTGCCTTTACCAAGCAGCTGCTCATCCTCCGGAGTTTTCGCTGTCATGATTTTCTCTGTGATGTAGCGACTGGTCCAATAGCCCAGCCGTTCAGGATCCTGGGAGATGTCAAAGAAGCGTTCAGCCTTACGGTCGAAGTCGGCAAGGTCGAGCATGCCAAACAGCTGTGCAATCTTGATGCCGAGAGGGGCACCCTGCAGATAGCTGTCAATCACCTTGAAAATAAAGTTGCGCAGCTTGCCTTTCTTGAACTTGTTCGCCACCTTCTGCTTCAGAACCTCGTGGTCCATCATCGGGAAGTAGTGGTGAATGTCCATAGTCAGGTTGTAACCAGTCTCCAGCTGTGGATTGTTGTACAGCTCATTCCTGATGAAGCGGAACAGCCCGTGCGTTCCCAGTCCTGGGCGCACAGCAGGAGCCCGCCAGGAGATATAGTCATAAATCTCCTGCTCATACGGTAGGATGGCCGCGGCCTCTGTATGATGGTCGCGGATGGGAGCCTTGGCCAGGTGCCTGTGCTTCTTGTCGTAGATGTCGGTCTCCGTATAGCCTTGCGGCACGAAGGTTTCGTTGATGATGTCGGCGAGTACCAGACGGACATTCTCATCAAGCTCTGCCTCGTACTTGCGGATGTCAGCGCGTCTGCGCTTACCGTCCGCATAGTTGTCGAAGGCATCCCTTGCGTTCTGCTCCGTCTCATTCTCCCGACTGTCCTTGATTCTTCGCATAGTCGGGTCATGAGTGATTCTGAATGTGGGGTCTGGTGGAACGTCTGTAGATCGTCCCGGCGGGTATGGCGCTCGGCATTATCCTACGAGCCTCGCCGTCATCTGTGTCGTGTTCTCCCGATAGGGAAGGCTCACCCTCTTGGTGTAAGATCTATTGAGGGACACGCCGTAGTTCGCATTGGCCGCCGAGGGCGCATTGTTGCCATTGAGGTACACCGAGCCGGCATTGTCACCATTGTTCGCATTGCCGAGACGATAAGCACCGCGAAAACCGCGCGTGAGGGTTCTACCTACTTCCTAAGAAGCGATGCAAAGTTACACATTTTCCACTGAAGTACAACAAGTCAAAGAGCGAATTTTGCAAATTTTAAAATTTTAAAAAAATCGCTCCGCTCCTTGACGGAGCGGAGGGGCGCTGCCGCGCCCGGTGTCCTTTGTGTTCTTCGAGCACCATGTTTCCTACGAGGCCAGCGAGGGCTCCGTGCTGAATGCTTCCTTGAATTCACAGAGGGACACGCCGTAGTACGCATTGGCCGCCGAGGGCGCATCGCGGCCATCGAGGAACACCGAGCCGGCACCGTCACCATTGCGCGCACTGCCGAGACGAGAAGCACCGCGAAAACCGCTTGTCGCAGCGGGATTGTAATATCCGTCGCCGTAGCCTGTCGAGCCGGTTGCCCCGACTGAAAGCGGAAAATTGCAAAGATAGGCCAGATGCTCTTTTTTGATGTAGTCCCACTGCGCTGTTGAATAGACGGGTGTGGTGCCGACGAACATTTTTCCGTTGACAGTGGTGATGTCGAAACGGTGGCCGTCGATGTTGTTGTCTATGTAGACACCCTGCGAGCCGTCGCTGTTGCAGAGCAGCAGCGTGTCCTCCTCGATGCAGCCCAGGTATTTGTAGTCGTTCTTCAGGCCGAGGAATGAAGGAATGTTGCTGATGGTCTTTGCACCGCCGCTGTCTGTGATGCTCACCGAGAATGTGCCGAGGAAGTCGCCTTTCTCCACTCCTGCAGAAAGAGGAATGTAAGGATAATAATGCCAGTCGTTATTCCAGTCGGCGGGTGTGTCGGCACCGGTGCCGGTGCCTCCCTGGTGCAGGCCGTCGGTTGTTAGTGTAGCATTGTATGCGGTCTGGATGCTGCGGTTGTGGAAGAAGATACGCTTCAGGATGCCCGTGATGGCGAATACTACGCGCTCATTGGCAAACCACAGGTCACCATTCTTGCGGGCATAACCGGCTGCCGTCTGCACGTTGAAGTTCGTGGCGGGCTTGCCCAGCTGCGAGTTGAACAGCGAGTCCAGCGTCGCGTCATTGTTGCCGCCACGGTACTGAGCGGCACTATTGATGAAGCTCACCAGTATCTGGTTCGTGCGGTCGATGGTGGCATAACCGGCGCACGAGCGGCTGAACACGGGAATCTTGTAGTTCAGCTGTCCGGGGATGGGCTTCGTGTCCACTGCTTCATACTCATATGTGTCATCATCCCATGTTGCATAGTAGATGGTCACACCGCTTCCCCACTGGTAGTGTCCCATGGTACCGTCGAGCTTTGCCGTTCCGCCGGCGGCAAACTCGTTGTGGTTGGATTCTGACAGCTTGCGGCGGGAGTGGTCATTGCTGACCAGATAGCCACCGAGGCCGAAAAGTTCCGCCATGCGCTCGATCTTGGGAAGAGAGCCGCACGGCTCGCCGACGGTGGTAAGGGAGTCCTTACGCCAGCGGCAACCGCACCAGGTCGTTTGGTTGATCTTACCAACGGAAATCATTCCGTATTTGTTCGCAGTAGGGTCATAGCCCAGAACCTGCGTGTTGTCGGTGATGCTCTGGAACGGCTCCACCGTTTTCATTTCCTTGAATTTCAGTTCGTCTGCCATAATTTTATAATGTTATGATGTTGTTTTGCTGCCAATATGAATACAGGTATGTGTATGTCGATGTGCTCAGCTCGTTTCCGTTCATGTCGCAACCCACGCTCTTACTTGCGTGCTGGTAGTCCGTATACTGGAAGAACACCCGTGCTGTCTGTACAAGTTTTCCACTTGCGAAATTCATGATGTTCACCTCATATATTATCTTGTTGTCAGTGAGTCCATCGTCATTTACATAGGTTTCATCTGTCAGTTGCTGTATATAGTTGCCGTTGTTCTTTCTACAGTACCAGCCATCGGCGATTTGTGTCCCGTTGTAGTTCTTGGAAGTAAAATAGGCCGAGTTCTTAGCTGAAGGGGTAGACGTTCCCGATATGTGGTACTCCTTCGTCGCGCTCGTTCCGCTGCCTATTTTCTTATAGCCTTCATTGAACCTGTAGTATGTGGTACAGTCACTATCCCCGATGTCAAGCACCTCCGACACTCTCTTTACATTGGTCAGCTTGTGCAGCTGGATTTCCGAATAGGAGTCGGCCACCTCCGAAAATTCCTTCATGATGCCGTCCGGGCCGAGGTCATACAGAAACTCGCCCGTGTTCTCGTTCTGGAATCTCAGCACAGCCTTGTTGTCTGAGTTGACAGCAAGGAAGATGGCCGGATATTGGCCTTTGCCGAAGATCTTGAATTCTGAGCCTTCCGCCTCAATGTGTGGTGTGCCTTCATAACCGGTCTGGATAAGCGAGGCCACCAGGTTCTCGATGTACGCTTTTGTCGCCAGGAACAAGTCCGTTGAGAGCATTTCGAACTCACCAGCTTGTGCGTTACTCCAGTACTGGAGCGCATTTGAGCCAGTGCCAGGTCTGTTGTCTAAATCAGAGATATGCGATTTGATGCAGCGGTAGTAGTGACCGCTTGCCAGAACCACATCTTCGTATGGTTCATCGACACCTCCTGCCAGGTACTCCGTGTTGATGGCCCATCTCCTGCGTCTCAGCTGGCCCTTGTGCAGCGTTCCCTCGTTGCTCTGGTAGCCAGTGGCCTGCATACCGACTTCCAGTTTCGGCATACAGATATACACGCTGTTGGACGCGGTTGAAGATGCCTTCGGTTGCAATCGGAACAAAATGGACTGTTCAACGGCCCCGATGCTGCTCTTTGTCTTGAACGTGAAGGTATGCTGCTTCCATGTCCCATCGAACGTCCAGTCTATATTAGCATCTGAGCCTCGTGTGCCTGGAGCTTTATATTCCCCATCGATATAGCAGGGTGAAGCACTGTCAAAGCAGCTGGGATAGAAGTATGATGTACAGCCGTCACCTTTGGCCCAGAAGGACAGCGTATACCATGTCGAATTTTCGAGTTTCTTTATTTCCCCGTCTGCGCTCATCAGGACCTGACGAAGCACCTCTTTACAATTTATCTGTGATGTTGTCAGGTATGTCCTGTCATAATAGGCGTTGTGTGCCTGAATGCCGGTTGTAATTGAACCGTAGCTTTCCACAACAGACACACCATCCTTGAAGGATATAATTGACCTTGTGACCCACTTGTCCATAGCCTGCAGGGATGAGAAGTTTGTCTGTTCCAGCAGGTTCTGATTGGCACCGGCGCTGTAGGTGAAAATCAGCTCGCAGTCTGTGTATGATGGTGGCGTATCTCTATAACAGGTCACCTCGTATCGCCACACGAATGGCTTATCGGCACTGGCCATCTGGTAGTTCTCGGTCCAGCTGGAGGCGTCGGTGCTGCGTGTGACGCCGGTCGCCATCGTTGTAGCCAGATAATAAGTCTTGTGGTCTGTGATGCCGTTGCCCTCATTGCCTTGAATGCTGTCGCCGTCTGTTCCGAAATAGCCGGTGCAGATGCCGGCTTCAGAAGGAGAATAGCCTACGCTGCCGTTGCTGTATGTCAGTTTCGTGCGTGTCCACAAATACTTGCCTTTCACTGCTGCAGGCGGTGTGGTGTCCTGCCAGGTGCCGCTCGATGCGCTGGCAGTACCAAGAGAATACTGCTCAGTGACGCTTGCGAAATCCTTCACCTGGCCCAGGCATATTTTCCCGGTGTAAGCGGGCGAGCCACTTGTATATGTTACTTTGGTGGCTTGCCATAGGTAATAGCTTGCGATGGTTGCGTTCAGATCGAGGTCGGCCACGGTTGTTTTCCATGTGGAGTTGTCAGCAGGGGCTGTTGTCCCGCTGGTGCTGACACAGAAAACAACGTCAGCAGACGAAATGCCCACGCCGTCCGTTCCCCAATAGCCGATGCAAACACCGGCTTCAGAAGGAGAGTAGCCTACGCTGCCGTTGTTGTAGGTGAGTTTTGTGCGAGTCCACAAATACTTGCCCTTGGTGGCTGCCGGTGGTGTGGTGTCCTGCCAGGTGCCGCCCGAAGCGCTGGCAGTACCAAGAGAATACTGCTCAGTGATGCTTGCGAAGTCCTTTACCTGTCCCAGACATATCTTTCCCGTGTAGGCAGAAGTTCCTGTTGTGTATGTTACCTTGGTGGCCTGCCATATGTAATAGCTCGCGATGGTCGAGTTCAGACCGAGGTCGGTCACTTTTGTTTTCCAGTCGGAATTGTCAGCGGGGGCTTCGGTTCCGCTGATGCTGACACAGAAAACGACATCTGCGCCAGAGATTCCTACACCATTAGAGGTGACAGTCACCGTAACAGTGTCCACGAAGGAATCTTTTACCTTCAGTTTGATATCTATCGTCGTATCATTCTTTGATGCGGCATAGGTGAAAGATGGTGTGTTCTTCTTCAAGGCAGAGGCAGTCGTGCTGCCATTCTTGAAGATGTACACACTATATTCCCCCATGTTCTCCTGAGTGGGGTCATCATCCCCTTTTCGTTTCCATACCTCTACGGATATTTGGCCATCACTCCCCTTGAAGCTGCCGCTCTCACTGAGCAGCAGCTTCTCCGGGCTGACAACCAGATAGAGCCCTTGCGCGTCCTTCGGCGCAGGCATCAGGTTCTTGATACGATTGAGTTTCATTGCAGGCTACTCGTTACTTGCACAGATGACAACTGACACACCTTTCTCCTGCTCCAGGGTGGCGTATTGGACCACGAAGGGGACTGTTGTCGACTTGCTGCCTACGGTGGCACCAGTGATAAGGTTCAGCAGCTGGAAGGAGAAATTCCAGGTGTTTGCTGTGTCAGGTACATTCGTCCGGCGGTCATAGACCACGGGATTGAATGAAACGTTTACACCCTCCTCGACGGCATCACCAGCCTGGCTGCAGCCATCGAAGATGTAATAGATGTCTGCCGTGTCGGTTAGCTGCTGTGTCTTGTAGCTGGTAGCACCATCTTTTGTGACGGCCACACGGAAGATGTCTTCGGCATCGACACCGGCATCATAGACCTTGATACAGTCGGCAGACTCCACATCGATGACGCCGAGCTGGTTGGTAACGTTCTGCCAGGCACCATTCACGAGCTTCTGCCACTGGTAGGTTGCTCCGCTTACGGTGCTTCCAGCCCGCTGCAGCAGAGCCTTCATCCTCACCCACTTGTTGGTGTTCGACAGGACGTTGCTGCCGCTGCCGTCCTCGGTGGTCAGCGAGATCAGTATCTCGGTGGCATCGCCTACAGTGGTCTGCACCGGAATGAGCTGCGAGCACATGAACGACTTGCCGTTGAAGGTGCTCTTGTAATAGATGTGCTTATCTGTCAGGTCTGTCGCACTGCACAGGTTTCCCTTCACCTTCAGGGTCGGGTATGTCGCGCCACCTATGACAATGGTGGCTTTCTCGAAAAGCGAGGCATAGGCAGCCTTCACGTTGCCGCTTTCGTCGAGGATGCCGGCAGTCTCCGTCTCAGGGTTGTTGTAGTACCACTGCTGGCCCTGCGTAGCCGGGACGACGTACTGTCCTTTCTTCGAACTGTAGGGGAAGGGATAGAGCGTCGCCGGGTGTTTGGTAAAGTCGGTATTGATGACTTTACCCTGCCGCTCGTCGAAATACTGTGTCAGGCCGTAGCCTTCGTCTATCTGCACGCCCATCCGTGCCTCAATCTGGTCACCGTCCTCGTATTTATAGAGGTTTCTGATTCTGCTTATTGACTGTCCCATATCCTATCTAATTTTTGTCAGCAAACACTTTGGCCTCTTGGACCGTTATCTCTCTCGCGCCCTTCTCCAGGGCTTTCTCCACACCATAGACCGTGAGGTCGCCGATGTTTACGAGGTAGCCTTCATTGGCATTGCCGTGGCGGTACTTTTCAATTCCGAGCTCTCCGGCCACCTCCTTGGGGATGATGTAATAGAAATGTTTCATACCTGGTTATTCTTCAAAATCACGTTCAATAATCGGGAACTGGCCCACGACGGCCTCGCTGTCGATGGTCAGAATCTCGCCGTTGATGGCGAAGGGCATCAGCGGTGTCAGCTCACGTGTGAGCCACGCGAACTCGTGCTTCATCGTGGAGTCGACGGGGAACATCGAGCGTGGCACCTCGCCTCGCGTCCCATGGGCGACATGCCACCAGTGCCCATCACCCCGGCTGTAGAGGATTTCGATGTCGAAATACTGCTCCGGATTGGCGATGCGGCCACCCTTTCTGTTTGCCACGTATGCCTCTGCCACCGCTCGGGCTGTTTCCGGGAAGATGTATGCACCTTCAAGGATGTCCATATCATCTTCATAGAGGGAATAGAACCGGCGCAGCTTGAAGGCCAGCACCTGGAGGTCGGCCGTGTTGTCCTTCGGCCATGCTTCGCAGCGTATCAGGATTCGACCGACGAATTTCTGCTCTACCTTCAGGTTCTTAGTGTTCTCTCCCCCACGGCACCAGAAATCCTTGCTCCTGTCCACGTTGCGCCAGGCACTATCCTCAAATATCTGCCACTGGTACACGCTGTCGGCATCAGGAATGTTGCTCGAACCGTTTCTGAGCTGCACGGGAATTGTCAACGTTCCCCTGTCCTTCCACGGCAGGAGGTCGGTGCGCATCGGCCATTCCGAGACCAGCGACACCTTCCAGTCGGTGGCCGACACACACGACAGGGGTTTCTCCCAATGAACCTTCAGCACATCGCCACGACGCGGATCAATGTAGTCTGCGGTAAAGCGGACATAGCCTGCCGTGTCCGGGTCGAGGTTGAACTTCATCGTCAGGGCGTGTGTCTTCTCGTCGATGGTGTAGTCCGTTCCCAGCTTGGGAGCAGCTTTCTTGACCTTCGCCGAGATGGTCCATATACAGTTGACCAGATCCTCCGTGTAATCTCCATTGGTCATTCTCCCCTCTTTGTCATTGACTGCGTAGTGAGGCTGGAGTATGAACGGGGTCAGGCTGCGGTCAGCGATGTAGTCACCGCTGCCGGCATCGTATTTCTGTGTCGTTGACCCAAACAGCTCCGACATGGTGAAAAGCGTGTCGAGGGGCTGGTATATCAGGTGTCCTGTCTTTGGTCTGAGTTTCATATCGTGTATGTATTTGATTTTTCAGTGTCTGCGTAATGTACCGTGCAGCGGAAGCCGCACTTGCCGCCGTAGCCCAGGCTGACGGGAATGTCCGACAGTTCCGGGTGGTCAACGTTGTAGCTCACGGTCAGCGCCATCGTCTGTGCCTTTTTAGCCTGGTTGATGTTCCATGCCTCGTCGGCAGCATCGTCACCGCTCTCCCTGGTCCAGACAACACTCTCGATGTCATCTTCCGAGATGATCAGGTCGCCGTGCATCAGCATGGCTACGAGCGTGGTGGTGAAATTAATGTCACCGTTGAACCAGTCGCCTTCGGTGCTCTCGATGTCGAGCACGAGGCCGCCGCTGCGGATGCAGGCCCAGTCTGTGTTTGTCAGGCTCGGCTCCTTGCCGATGGTGGCTTTCTTCACGATGCACCGCCAGAGTGAGCCGCCATGCCAGCAGTTATCCTGGACATAGCGCTGTTCCTCCTCGTCGTAGCCCCTTATATACTGTCTCTCCGGGTCCCAGAAGTCCCATTCACGCTGTATATAGTCCGGGGTGCCGTCGTGTTTGACAGTTACCAGGTTCTCTACTACGGCAGTCTTGGCATACAGTATCGGGTCTGTGGCCTTCAGGTAGCCACTCTCCACCAGTTCCTTCACGGCTGGCACGTCATTCGGCAGTCCGATGAATGCCGTGGCGTTGCTGCCTTCGTCGTTAATGATGGGCTTGGTGACGTTCTGCAGGAAATAGAAGATGCCGTCGGTGCTGCTCAGGTAGAACTGCTGCTGGCGGTCTTTGTCAACGGCATTACCCCATCGGCTGACCACGGCACTCTCTACTGGAGAGTAGTTCTTGCCGCCCGGCACCTCATCATCAGGATAGAGGATAACATCTGCGGTGTTCTGGTCATAGTCCACCGACAGGACACGGAACCATGACGTGAAATATGTGCCGTCCACGTCGAGGTTGTTCATCTTGCACTTCAGACAGTCGTGTACCTTGAAGGTGGTGCGGTCGTTCGGGTGCTCCTTCCTGAAGGTCAGCCGGAACTGGTCGATGCCCGTCTGCTCCACCTTCTCTATGATGCCCCGGTTGGAATATACCTGGTCGCCCTCGTTGACGGTCTGTTTGTTGATGACCAGCTCGTCGAAGATGGCGCTGCCCTCCACGTGTATGCGTCCGCAAGTGATGCTGCCGTCCGGGTTCAGCGTTATCTGGTTGCTGTCGCCGATGACGGCACCCTTCAGGAGCGTCAGCAGATATTGCACCGTCTCAGGCTGGTCACGCCTCAGGAACTCGCCCAGATATGGCAGTATGGAGAGGAAAGCATTGCCTATCCTCTCTGCGGTGTTCGCGTGAGTGCGTTTCTCGTCGCGTATCACCTCGAAATCCGACTGTAGCGTGCTGAGCGGTTTCTTGTCTGCCATGTTTTTTTATTTTCCTGCAAATTTACTTCAATCCCCATGGGAATAAAAATACATCAGAAGCGGTTTGAGCGGATGGTGCCTGTGAACAGTTCGTCGAGGAACGACGACATCAGGCCCTGGTATGCCCTGCCGTAGAACTCAGCTTCGGTGAGGTTCAGCCTCCTGATGCTGTAGTAGTATTTCTTAAAGAACCAGTCGCGGGGCATACGCTTGTTGCCAGAGGTGAGGGCTGCCTGCCGTCCGGCATTCTTGCCCCGCTGCACCGTCACGTGCTCGAACTTCGGACCGAGCATGTGCTGCTCCGACAGTCCGGCACCTACCTGGCGCGAGCCATATTCCCGCTTTCCCTCGCGGAACTTGTCGCCCATGAACTTCAGGTCGCCTGGGTTGCCGTGTTCGAAGCCCTTGCCGACACCGGCAGCCACGAACAGACCATACTGCAGGAACTTGTGTTCGATGGTGGTCACCTGCCCGGTTGTCACCAGTTCCTGAAGGGAGCCTTGCAGGGCACCTGAGTCGGTGATGTTCAGCTGGACGATTTTCTCTCTCCAGATATCTATCATCATCCGGCTCCAGCCACGCTCGTACTGCTCAATCTCCTGTTGGGAGTAGCTGTAGAGCTTGCCCTTGCCATAGCCACCGCGCTGCATGGCCTTCATCCGTTCTGCGTGTGCTCCCATCGTCGTGACTGGTTAAGATTCCCACTCGTCGAGCAGTTGCTGCTCGTCTTCATAGTCCATTTCCTCCGGCTCGTCGTTCTCTACCATAAAGTAGAGACCCGTCACGCCTGCCATTGTGTAGCGTCCGAACTCCTTGGAGTAGATCTTCTCCACATTCAGGAACGTTATGTCATCGTCATCATCCGGACGGTGTTCCCTGTCCCAGATCATGCGGCGCACGAACTGGGCAAACACCTCGCGGCAGAGGTTCAGCTTCTGCTCGCGGTCTTCCATATCGTCCCATCTGTAGGATGCCAGGACGAAGACGGTATAGACGCGCCGTTTGAAGTACGAGACACCTTCCGAATACAGGTTCTGGTCGGTGGTGTCGTCGATGCAGATGAAGTTGGCCGTCTTCTGGTACTGCTGCATGATGCCCTCGATACTGTCGGGGCCGGAGCAGAACACCGGCTTGAAGCCGTGTTCCTGGCATAGCTTATTCTTCTGCGCCAGCTGCTCAAAGTAGTGTAGTGCGTCGAATATCATTTCTTGTCATATTTCTCGTGGAACTCCTTGGCCTCGCGGGCCTTCTCATTCAGCTCAGTCAAGGCTCTCCAGCAGGGCAGCGCCTTGATGGTTTCCTCCTTGGTGATATCGCCGTCGGTAAGAGCCCGGATTTGTGTGTCCATGGCTCCCATCAGGTCGATGTCCATCTCCTCGATGGTAGCGTCCACCTTCCTGAAGAAGTGTGGCCACCGCTCGGCGAACACGCTTTTCACGTGGGCGAACCAGCGCAGCGTACCCATCTGCTCGGCAGGCGACAGCCTCAGATGTGCGGGGTGCTTGCCGCTGCTCGTGACGTAGAGGTAGCAGGCCAGCCGTTCAATCATCTCCGGCTTGCCGCTCATCACGGCCAGCTGGTAGTATTGCTCCGCCATCAGGTAGTCGCCAAACGGGTAGTGGTCCAGGATATCATCGACAGCCCGACAGCCGCGAATGCGCTCCAGCCGCACATCCATGGCGTCGAACTGATCGATGAAGTCGAATTGTCTGATGAAGCTCTGCACCTGCCACGCCTCCAAGGTGAACCACCGGCGGGGCTTCCACCAGGCTGTGCGCACCCAGCATCGGAAAGATTTAGGCTCCTCGCGGGCCGTGCGAACCGTGAGGCCTTCCACGTGGATGCCCGACAGACGGACAAGCATGTAGGTCTTGATGACCGGCAGCTGGTCGAAGATGCTGAGCATCGTCAGCACATAGCGCAGCTGTGCCTGGGTCATCTTGCGCCACTCCGTAGGCGCATAGAGGTCTATTGAACCATCAGCCAAAAATGTAGGCCGGTGCGTCGTGAGTGTTCTGAAAAGTCTCATGGTGGTTTACAGGATATCCGTGTTCTGCATAAATAGAATATTTCTCCAGGTCTGCGTCGAGCATGTTCAACAGTCGGCGAAGCTTCAGCTTCACGGCATGCTGGTCGCCGCACGTCCACAGGTTGATGATGTGGCGGCACTGGAACACTACGGGGTAATTATCCGTAGTTATTTTGCCGCTGCGCACTTCCCCGAGCAGGGCATCCATATACTCGTTCGACAGTTTCAGGCGCAGCATTTCGTCGGCCTCGCCAATGAGGCGCTGCGCTGCCTGCCACTCCAGATGTGAGGCGGCCGGGCCTTGCATCTTCTGCAGCATGCGGAAGTCGAAGAAAAGGGAGTCTATCTTTTCTTTGGCCTGCTCCGTCTCGCCCCAGCCTTCCACCCTGCAGAGTTCTGTGAGCAGACAGCCCTCTGCGCGGAGTGCACCGTCGCGGAGATGGCCGACGAGCGCATCGACGCGCTGCTTCGAGGCCGGGGCCATCTGGTTTGTGCTGACCACACCGAAGCCGGTGGGTGTCAGTACCAGGTCGAGCTGCCGGAACACACCGAGGAAGGCCTGCAGGGCCACCCAGCGCTTCACGGCCACCGTTAGTTTCTCGTGCTGGCCGTCCTCGGCGGCTGACGTGCCCACCTCTCCGAGCACGTCAGCCTTACACTCGTCGTAGGCAGAGACAAATTGCGGCTCCACCTTTTCATATACCTCCACATGAGCAGAGGTCGCCACACTGAGAAAAGATTCGAATTCATTCTTTGTTATTTCCATCGTCATTGTTGTTATCGTTGTTGTCTGCGGTCACTTTCTTGGCGTCCTTGTTTTCGTCGAGCGTGGTGAGCATCAGCATCGGCACATCGACAGTTACTTTCTCGCTCCAGCCGTTGTAGTGCAGCACCACGTGGTAGGGCTTCATCATCACGTCGTGGAAGGGTTTTTCGAGGGCCTGCTTCATGGTGAACAGCTCGCGCTTGTCCGAGCCGGAGTTGTTCATCTGGCTCTTGCCGGGCGTGGCACCTATCAGGTTGGGGTGTACGCCGAAGGCAAAGCACAGCGTGTTGGCGGCCTCCTGCATGTCGTCAGCCCAGTCGCCGCCCTCTTTCTTTCCCTGGTTCAGGTTGATGACGCGTACCATGGGGTGTTCCTTGCCCGTCGGGTCCACGTAGTAGCCGCTGATGAGTGCCTTGCCGGCATTCTTCGGGCCACACACGAAGTCGATGATGTTCTGCTTCTCCTGCTTCACTCGCTCCTTGCGCAGATCTTCGTCGGTGATGCCCTCGTTGTCACACACGATGTCCCAGTAGTCGTTATGCACCTCAATCTGCAGGCGTGGGGCCGACGTGTTCTTAATCATATACCGCTTGCCGATGCCAATGAGCTCGTAGATATCGAACCAGGCATCGCGGAAGGCAGAGAAGTAGTAGGGACGGCTGTACACCTGGCGGCCCGGCGTGGCCATGCGGCAGATGATGGCAAACTCACAGTCGCGTCCATCCTTGGGTGCAGAGCGGTTCTCGCCGGTCTTAGGGTCGGGTTCCTTGCCCATGCGCACCATCAGGTCGCCCAGCGGGTCGTGGAAGTCGAGCAGCGGCAGCACCTCGATGTCGTTGGGGTCGGGCGCACTCTTGCGCCAGTCACCATAGAGCAAGTAGTCGAAGCGGCCCTTCAGTGTCTTACGCGCCAGTCGGCAGTAGCACATCTCGCGGTGGCGCACCTGCACGATCTGCGAGTGGTCACGGCTCAGCACTATCTTCGTGATGGTGGTGAAGAAGAACTTCATGTCGGTGGCCTGCTCCAGAAACAGCTCGTGAAGCGAGTTCCTGAGGCAGAACCTGCGGATGTCAGGATCCTGCGTGTCCTCGCGTGTCTCGCGGTCGATGAAGCGGATGCCCTGGCCGTAGCATGCCTGCACGTTGAACAGCTGGCACTGCGAGGCCACCATGTTCTCGCTGATGCGCTGCATGACCTCAAAGGGCATCTGGTCGTCGTCGCCGTATGGCACGTAGTTGTAGTTCTGGCCACCAATGGTGATGGGTACGGTGTTCAGCTCCTCGTCGAAGCCGTCCAAGATGGTGCGACTCTCCTCGTACTTGGTGGCAGGGCTGCCCTCTTCGGAGAAGTCCACCACGCCTGTGGTGCCCACGCCGTAGCGTGTCCACTCTCCCCGGCGGGCTATCTCCACCAGCTGCTGCTTCTGTTTTTTCTTGCTCATAGATATACTGGTTATCCGTTATACTCAAATATCAGCACGTCGATGACGGCTCTCACTTCCCCGTTCACGGGGTTCAGCAGGCGGTGGATGCCCCGGCGCCAGTGCGAGCCTACAGGAATCCAGCCGCTGTAGTCCACGACGTTGCCGTCCTTTTTCCACGCCTTCAGCAGCACCCGCTGCCGGTACTTGGCAGCCAGGTCAAGCTGCTCCAGCACGTAGTTGATATGTATGGCCTCTTTCTTCATCAGTTGAATGTATGGTCAAAGGTATTGTCGAAGATACGGCCCACGCGGTTCATCTGCAGCACGTTCTGGATGCGCTGCGCATACTGGTACGAGAAGGTGAAGCGGGGCATGTGGTCATCGTCATTGCTGTAGTCGCTCTTCGATTCGGTGATAACCACCTCCTTGCCGCCGTCGCTGCTGGTGACGCTGCCGTCGATGACATTCACCACATACACCTCTTCGCTCCTGAAGAGTTCGTCGGCCCAGTTGGCCATCGCCGTGTTCATGATGCCCGTGTCGGCCTTGAAGGTGCGCGTCTCCTCAATCTTGTAGTTCCTCAGGCGCCCACCGATGCGTGCCGACGAGCGCTTATACTCCGGACTCACCTGGTGTGTGCCGGTGCAATAGATGTACTCCCAGACGCCGAAGGAGTTGTAGAACTCCAGTATCGGTGCACAGTCGGGCTGCGTCGGGTCTATCTCGAAGCGCTGCGAGCGGTTGCCTGCCCTGACGGTGTAGGCCACCAGTGCGCTGCTGCCGACATCAAAGAGGTCGGGGCTCGCATCGAGGCACGTGTATTTGCCGCTGCCGCCCACCACCGTAGCGGCTACCGCTGCCGTGGTGCCGTCGGCAAACTCGGCGGTGACGGTGGCACTGTCGCTGCCGTAGTACCACAGCAGCTCGCGGCGGCCCTTGGCCGTAATCTTCGTGCCCAGAAGGGTGGAGAGGAAATAGCCGTTGTAGAAGTCATCGGCACTGATGCCGACGTCCACCTTTGCGTAGATGGCCGTGAAGATGGCCGACGTGGTGCCCATGGTGATGATGACGCTGCTGACCAGGCGGCTTTTCAGATATGGCGACAGGAACTCGCCCAGGTCACGAAGCCACACATTGCCGTCGACACTCCACAGTGCCTCCTCGAAGTAGGTCACGCTGTCAATGAATATGGTCACCTTGGTAGCCTTTCCTGCGCTACCGGCACCATAGACATTAGGCATCGCCGAGGTGAAATAGACGCGGCCAGAGAGTGATGTCAGAAAGATAGATTCCATATCGCTTGTTTCTTTCCGGCAAAGGTACGCACAGCGGCGCGGATATAAAAATACAGTGCAAACCGAGAGCAGGGCGGAGCTTGCTCCAGCCATGCCGAGGTGCAGCCTGTGTTCGCCTGCAAGGCAAATACAGGCTGCGCGTCATCACGACGGGCAGCCTGCCAAAAATGTTTCAAAAAAGATTAGCGTCTCTAAGGGTAGAACCGCTTATCTCACGTCAGCGCATCCATTGTCATAAACCGCCAGATGGCCCAGCGCGGAGTGCCGTCGGCAGCTGTGGTGAAGTGGTAGTCGTGGGCCCGCATCCAGCCGGTCACCACGTTCTTACTCACGAACATCATCGGCGTCAGGTCATCGATGATTTCGTCTGTGGTCTTGTAATCCTCCACGGCCTTGCCCAGTCCGGGGTCTTCGTCGGGAAGGTTCCTGCGGAAATAGAAGTAGGAGTCCAGCAGCTCTGCCTGGCACTTTTCTTCTTCGTCGAGCGAGTCGAGCCACTTGGCGATGCGCTCTTTCATCTTGTCGTCAATCATTGCTTTCTACGGTTTGGGTTGTTGCTATCAGGTTTTCCAGATCATTCTTCAAGAGTCTCAGGGCGCGGGCATAGTCACGTGCCCTGTGGTCATCCACCTCGTCGGCCTCCAGGAAGAAACCTTCGAGGTCATCCATCAGCTGAGCGCGGACGGCCAGCTCTGCAGGGTCGCAGAACTCGTTGATGGCCTTCACCGCTTCAGGCGAGAAGGGAATGAGCTTACTCATCCTTGCCTCCTTCCTCCTCCTGGTTCAGGCGGTACACTATCCAGCCGCTGGCGGCGAGGCTGGTACCGGCCACCACCGGGGCCTGCTCCACGCACACCGCCACGGCCACCATCAGCAGCGGCAGCACCACGCCGATGCGCAGCGCCTTGCGCCAAGTGATGGCCTGGCCGAGGATACGGCTGTAGAACTCCGACTTCGAGTCGAGAGCCTGGTTAATACGCCGGACAGCTTCACGTACTGTCGCCTTTACGTCGATGGCCTGCGGCTGAGCCTGCAGCGCCTGGTCGAAACGGATTGTTGTCTGTTGCATATTGCACTATTCTTGTAGCCTGCCGGCGAACCGCACCGGCGCAGAGACAGAGAAACGGCTGCACTTCCCGTTGCTACAAGAATAGTGACTCACCCAGAGGGCAGTTTAATCTTCGAGAAGGCAGCCGTAGAGATATGTTACGAGTAACTACTCTGATGGCATAAAAAAAATGCCCGGCTGGTATAGCTGAGCGTCTGACGTGCGCCCTGCCGAGTGGTTTACCACTATTCTTGTAGCGGGGACAAAGGTAAGCAAAAATCCCGGAACCTCCAAGAGATTTCGGGAAAAAGTTTCATTTCCGTGCGGAATTTCGCGGAAAATGCTTAATTTTGCAGGCATGAAAGGACAATGCATTGACATAAGAGACCAAGAACTCAAGGATCTGAAGAACTGGAAGATTGACACCACTTTCATTCTCAGGCAGAATTTCCAACGCATCGACGAACTGGAAAAACGCACACACCGTCTTGAATTCCTCCATAATCTCCAGTGCCTCACAATTATTATACTTGCTATAACTGTGAGCCTATGTATATACTGGTATCATACCACACCGTAATGGGTGAGTATAGCCCATAACAGTGTCAGGATGCCAACCAGCACAGTAATCAGGCTAAGCCAAAGAGTACATCCTTTGTAAGATTCTTCTTAATACTCCTTTTTTCTCGCCATTTCCGAGGACTTATGGAATGATTCCAGTTCCCTGACGATTTTGTCATAGTCGGGCGTACCGTCTTCTTTCTTGTATCTCATATTCCAAGTTTATTTATAAAAGCCGCCGCAAAGGTACGAAAAATCCCGGCTTTCACAAGCAGGGGAGTATGGCTTTTATAAATCTATGTAGCAACTTTTGAAGTTGCCGCTGCAAAGGTACGAAAAATCACCGATACTCACGTACAGGGGACTGTTATTTTGCTAATCAAATAATCTTTTCGATTATCGATACTGCAAAGGTAATTGTAAATTTCCGAAACCTGCAAGAGATTTCGGGAAAAAGTTTCATTTTTGACTGGAATTTACAACATATTGTGGCGGGAGCTGGTATCTGAGCATGATTTTCCCGTGTTTCCGTGTCAGCGAGAAGTCGCCTGAGCCGATGATGTCCATGCCAATGCAAAGGTCTGTATCGGCATGCACGTCAGAATACTCTGCCAGCTGCTGGAAGTTGAAGGTGTACGGGCCTATGTTCAGCCTGGCTATATACATGTTCTTCCGCAAGGCACTGTCAACGCCTCTGAGCTGGACCTTTGCAAACGGCACCAGCCCCAGCTGCCGTGCCGCCCTCTCAGAGATACAGCTGCCCGTTGCCCCCGTGTCCCAGAATGCCCTGCACTTCAAGGTCACTCCAGTCTCACTGTTCACAACCTCTGCATCCGTGACCACCATCATTTTCTCCGGCACGTTGATGTCGTAGTCCATCTCCACTTCAAGAATCCTGCTCATCTCATCCTATCATTACGGGGTGAACATTCAGCGTATAGCAACTGCTGTCGCGTCCGCAGAGTTGCGCCTGAAACGTGCCGATGTGGTAGCCACGCGCCTCGGCATCCTGCAACAGCTGCTCCAGCGTGTCGCCGAGAGCCACCACCTGATGGTTCCTGATAGCCACATAGCGGTCAGGGAACAACATGTAGAAGGTGTCGATGTTCCTGATAAAAAAATCCAGTTCGCTGTCCAAATCTACCATAAACTCAGAATTTTGCCGCAAAGTTACAAATTTTCCCCGAGGAACAGACTGTTCGACGGGGAAATCTTTATTTTTGTGGTCTGACGTACGTGTTATAAATAACGGTGGAATGGGGATTGAAGTTCACAACTTTCACCTTGTAGCCCTTGATTCCCCATCTCCACCAGAGGAACTTGTGCTTGAACTCATGATAGACCACTGTCGCCAGCGAGTCGCGTATGTTGTAGTAAAAGGTGGAGTCAGAGGGGCTGAACTCCAGATGGCTCCACCTGTCATCATAACTAAAAACCTTAAAACTATGATTGTACGCTGCTCGCGCAGAGTCGCTGGTGACTGTCACGGTGGTCTGCACGGCCTCCAGCTGCTTCAGCTTCAGATGGAAGTCGCTGATCAGCTGCTCGTCGATGACGTGCTGTTTCCTGAGGCTGCTGAGCTCAGCCATGATGACTGGCGAGGTGGCCACCGTCACCGTGTCGCGGGTGTGGAGTACCACGGTGTCGCGCTCTACCGGCACGAACGTCTGGGCCTTGGCCAGCTGCTGCTTCAGCTGCCGGATTTCCTTGTGAGAACTCTCAATCTTCTTGTATGCCTCTGCGTAGGCTGCCAGGAAGATGATGCCGAGGGCAATAAGTGAGATGATGAATTGTTTCTTCATTTCTGACGTGTTATTTTGTTGATGTCCATATATTCCACCATCGCATCAAAGCAGGGGCAGGCCTTGATGTACTCCCACGGGTCGATGACTCCGTTGTGGTTCAGGTCGGGTGAGATGTCACGATGCCCCATAATCTGAGCGTCAGGAAAGCGCAGCTTCAGCTTTGTCAGAAGGTCGAATAGTGCCACCTTCTGCGCTGCCGTGCGGTTGTCTATCCCCTTGGGGTGCTGCTTGTCAATTCCACCTATCCATGCCACGTGTATGCTGTTGGAATTGTAGCCAGCGACACCGTTGGCCACCTTTGCCTCGTCGAGCATACAGATGATGTTGCCGTCGGTCTTCACCACGTAGTGATAGCCCGGGTTCTTCCACTTCTTGGCCTTGAACTCAGCCCGAAGCGATGCTTCGGTGGTGTTGTGCTGGTAGCTGGCCGTACAATGTACGAAGATTCTGGTGATGCGTCTCATTCCTTGGCCTCCTTTCTGATTTCGTCGAGTTCCTTGCGCACGTCGGCCTTGAACTGCGACATCTGGTTGACGAAGTAGGCGGCCACGCCGAAGATGCCCAGGGCAGCTGACAGCGCCTCGCCGATATAGGTGAGCGGTCCGGCACCGATGTCACGGGTCATCAGGAAGGAGGTGAAGGCCATCACGATGGCACTGAGGATGAGCATCACTGCCGAGAGGTGCTGAATCCAGTCTTTTGTATTCTGTTTCATATTGCTGTGCTTTATGTTTACGATGCAAAGGTAGCATCACACGCGCATACGCAAAAATACACGGTCGGCCCTGTCAGGTTTCTTCCTGGCAATTGGCCGGCCGTACCGCTTTCCTCTGTTTTTCGTGGCAATCGCCCGGAAAACGCATCGAGAGACCTCAAAACGTGAGCGTTTTTCCGCTGTGGGCCCCGAATTGCCACCTCGAAGAGTGGCAATTTGGGTCGCTTTTCTAAAAAAATCCACAACCCTCCGCACGAAAGCCTCGACAGGAAGCCCACTTCCGAGGTTTGAGTGCGGAAAACGAGCGAAGCGTCTGCTTGAGCAGCCCCCACCGCCCTACGCTCCCGAGGCAATTGCCTCTTTTTCGATAGCGGAATATGTAAAGACTTTTGCTTGTGTCGCACCGCGCAGTGTGCCGCGAGCCACCCCGTCAATGCCCATCCGCGGTCATGGCGCTCATGTAGCGATATGAAAAAGGCCAGAGCATTGTTGCCCTGGCCAAGATGCTTGCGCCGCAAGCCCAGCGGCGACTTGTGTTCAATACGGCGATTTAGAGCCGGGGCTTATATTATACGGTCTGCGGCACGTCGTATGCGGTCTGACAAATCAACCAACGCACCTTTCAATATACATTTCTCTTCTTCGCTGAATTCAGTTGGCTTTTTATTGCCATCAATACCATCAAGTTTGTGGTAGAGCCACGAGTTAGATTTACCAAAGTAAGTTTTTGAAATATCTGCCCATGAGATGGAAAGCAAGATATCCTCCAGCGTAGCCTTCATTGTTCCGGCCTGCGTTTCTTTTAGTGTCATTGTTGCCATAATTATGCCCTTTCTTTTTAATGCCCCCCGCCTTGTGGATGGCGGGGCTTGTTTGTTAATCTTCGAGTGGTTCGTCTAAGAGTTCAGCGAAAAGTCTGTTGATGTAGTACCTTAGTCTTGGTTCGCCGTTAGGGAAACTTCTTTTGTAGTTTCGGACTGTCTCTATCAAGTCCCACTCTGTTTCTGTTAATTCTGTCAAGTGCTTCATAAATCTAAATCTTTAATTGAACACTGCAAAGATAATACTTTTATTCGTATTAACCAAATATTTTAGTATTTATTTTCGTACTAAGGGAAAAATTTAACATTTTAAGGCCGTAGGCAAGGCCGCATAAGCGGTTGCTGGCAGAGGTGTGGTGACAGAGTGCAAACCATAAGCAAAAGCGTCGGCTCGGATAGAGCCATAGCGTTGCCTATGGTTTGCACCCTGCCACCACACTGCTGCTGGAGAATACTGCTGAATGTGGCGAAGCCTCTTTCAGCAGGGCCACGAAGTGGGTACAGGCAAGCACCTACACGGCAGCATTGCCGTGCATACAGGGTGGCACAGACGGCAGGCCGTGGAGCGCAGAGAGGCACAGGAACGTGGGGAGTGTCTGGCAGTGCCGTGGCGGTGGTGCGGCTTATAGCCCACGTATGGGTGTGTGCGTGACAACCAGCAAAGAACTTGTTCGTGCCGGCTGTCACGTTCTCGCCCATACGAACCACCACAGCACAGCCGATTAGACTCTCCCTACTTCCAGTGACGAACGGAGTGGAGCGTGCCAGGCATCTGTGCGCGTCCTGTATGTTGAAAGCTGACAGGCTTTCAGGTGCGCAGGGGTTCGAGGGCGGGCCATAAGAAACACCATCGCGCCCACCGTTCCCCGGGCATGAGCCAAAGCGAGCGGCCCAGGGTTGGGCGGGGTACGGCGGGCGCGATACCTATTTTTGTCCCTCCGGAGTGACCGACAAAGTTAAGCGGGTTGAAATCTGCTTAGCATCTACGGAAGTGCTTCGCCTTAGCGAGGAACGTAGCCATGACGACTGTTGCTCCGGCTGCCTGGAGAGCATCGATGAATGCCTGGCTGGACTGGCCAGTCGTGTAGATATCGTCGATGACCAGGACACGTTTTCCTCTGAAATATTCAGCGTCGATGTGTACATAGTGCTTGATGTTCGTCGCCAGCTCATACTCGCCGGTGACGTGGGCCCGCTTGCGGCTACCGCTGACCTGTACGCGGTCGAAGCCATTGATGGCACCTGTCAGCTTGCACAGCAGCTGTGAGAACCGCTTCCACCGGCGGACGTGTGCGCAGCGTGTGCTGGCAGGAATGCAAGTGATGACAACTTCTGAGAGGTCATTGCAGGCAAGTGCTTTTGCAAATTGGCGGGCAGCCCAGCGTGTGTAGACGTTTCTACCGTCTTTGAAACCGATGACCATCCGGCTCGTGTCCTGCTGCTCGAAGCTGACGCGGCGCAGGAACCGCTGTGGGATATAGTCGTAAAGCGCAATCTTCATCATAGCCGTACACTTTTAAAGAGTTAGTGTCAGAGGCCGCTCAGGCAGCCTCCGACGTTGTTTCACAAATGGCGACCCGCTTGCCGGCCTTGACGAGCTTGGGAAGATACGTGTCGAGAGCCGTATGAGGGAAGGAGCAAGTGTCGCGTTTGCCAACACGTGTAACCGCGAGTCCCAGAATCTCGCTCATCTCCAGAGCATCCTCACGGTGTGCCGTGTAGAAGTCTTTGTCACGGAAGAGCAGGAGCGCGTCGGGATGCTGTGCCTTGAGACTCTTGAACTGTTTGGCCTCGGGCCAGGCCACTTCGACCTCGATACGTTCAGCTTCGGTGTTTTCCGGTAGAGTTTCCTTTTGTCGGCTGATTTCTGCCTGCAGGGCGGCGATGGCGTCCATAGAGATTTTCACGCCACGGCTCTTCTTCAGCATGAAAGCGAAACGGAGCGCTTTGAGGGGCGACTTGCAATACTGCGCGAACGGCTCCCCGGTTATTGCCACTTGCCAGACCATGAATTCTGAGCGGTTCGACTTGACCTGATTGACGATGATCATTTTTTCTTCCATAGTTGTGATGTTGTTTATTGGGTGATACATATTGTTGATTGTTATGCCATGTGATAGACTTCGATATAGGTGATGTCAGCTCCCAGGCTGTATGCATACTGCTCGGCCTTTTCGGTGGCATCGTGGAAAGAGTCGGCTTCCACCTCATATTCGTAGCTCTCGCCGTCCTCGGTGTTGATGACTGCCTGATAGAGGTTGAGATAATAGTGGTTGGCAAACAGGCGAGTGCGGTTGAAAATGGATGTCTGAACTGAATGTGTCATTTTTGTAAGTTGTTTAAAGGGTTTAACTTGTGCCCCTTGGGGCTTTTCGATTTTTACGTGCTTAATGGAGCTGGCAGGATGAAGGCATGCAAATGCAAGGTTTGGCCGAAAATTTTTCAAGCCTCGTGCCTTGGGAATTTGGTTTCCGGCGCAACTGCACCCCAAATTCCTTGAAAAATTTTCGAGACAACACCTTGCAGGATGCCGCCTGCGCTAAATTTGCAAAGTAAAAATGATGAAGCCTGACAAGGGGAGAGCACAAGTTCCTGTAAACAACGATATGACACATGTCAGACATCCATAGACCGCTCTGCCTTGCCATACCTCCACAAAACCGGACACCTCTGCAGGGCAGTCAGAGCCGTGGAAAAAGAGAGCCATTTGCGGTAAAAGCCGACTCACGATGCCACAGGCCAGACCGAGACACCTTGCCGCCCATGGGCGACCATCACACACCGAAGTCCACAAGACATAACAATAAAGACACTCACCCAGAAACATCACCACCATGGGAGAGTACCATAACAACATCGCCACTCAGGCCAGCCCGAACCAGCGGAACAAAAACGTGGCATTTGGCAATAAAACGAGGAGAGACGGGAGCATCACTGCTGCCGCCTCTCAAAATCGAATTAAGAAAAAGTTTAAGAAAGAAGTAGTCGTAAGAAAATGTCTATGTCGGATAGTCAATCGACTGACCGCCACGCCCCCAGCCGACAGGGAAATTCTCCACACCGATGCAAAGCGTGTCGAAAGCGTCGGAGCCGTCGGTACGAGCCTCCAGCCTATCCTCCTCAGTCTCGGCCAGCTTCTCGCCGCTTTTGTCCTTCTTACCATTGCGGACACCGGCCGACTGGATCGAGATGAGCAGATCCGGGTTATTGTCGCGATTGATGAGCACCTGATGGCGGGCACGGCCCTGGAACATACGGTTTATCAGCTCGTTCTTCTCGACATGGCCCATGGGGTTGCCGATATACTTCTCGCGCACCGTCCACTGGTGGCGTCTCAGACAGCTCTTGATGATACCGGCGAAGTTGCGGTTCTGCGACGAACCATAGTCCTGCTTGATGAACGTAGAGTCGTAGTAGAAGATGACCTGATGGCGTCGGTGAAACTGATAATAGTCGATGAAGTCCTCGCACAGTTGCTCGATCTTGCGGTCGTACTTGACGAAAAACGACTTGATGACCCTCAGTTTCCCGTCGTCGCCCACCTGGCCGGCCACAAGCCAGTTAATCAGGTCGTTTGCATCGAAAGCGATGATGATAGGTTTGTCCGCTTCCAGGTCGCTGTCGGTGCGGCAGTCGTTTGGAATACCACCTTCCGCATTCAAACCTTCCAGCTGCAGCACAGTGTTGTTAGGAGCCGTATAAAGGTTGACGGCCTCGCGCATACCGCCATAGAAGCCATCGAGGGCGATGCCTACGCGCTTGCACATGATGGAGGTCATAAACGTGAGCAGGGGCAGCTCGCGGCGCATGCGCTTGACAAACTCCTTGCCCAGGACGGCAAGGTTGACGATGCTCGTGTATTTGCAATAGAGCAGACACTTCGAGCGGAAGAAATTCAGCTGCTCTTCCTCCTTCCTGATCTTCTGCTCGTAGTAGTCCGCCCGCTCCGGGTGTTTCTTCAGTTTCTGGCGAAGCACCCAGATGTGGTTCACCAGCCCCTCGATGACGCGAACGAGCGTCGGATCCATCATTTCCTCATAGCGGAAGTACCAGGAGCCTTTCTTGGTCATAGCCGTGTCGCTGGTAATGGTCATGCCATGGTGGAGGTAGCACTTTCCGAAATACATCTGGTTGCCACGGTTGGCCTGAAACGTCTCATCCTTCAGCTGCTCGAAGTCGATGAACTTTGCCTCGTCGATGGCCACATAGTCGAGCGACATGGAGTTCGAGGTGCCGGTGCGGTCCTGGCTGATCAGGTTGATGACGCTGCCGTTGTAGAACGCGATACAGTTTTCCCAGTTGGCAGGCTCAAAGATGGGACGTTTCCAGCCCAGGGCCTTCCACGGCTTCTTGCCTACGATGTAGTGCTGGTCACGCCGGAAGCCCCAGTTCTCCCAGTGTACCATCCATGAGGGTACGATGTTGGTGAGTCCGCGCTTGACGCTGGGGAATACGGCAGCGGCACAGCAGCCCGCCATGAGTTGCACGGCAGTCAGCGCACGTCCGGCCTGCACCACGCCCTTGCCGAAGCCGCGCCCGCACTCGGCCACAAGGTCGCGGGGCGACATCATCAGCATGTATGCCTGTCCGTCGTTCAGGTATTGCTCAAAGGCCTTCGTCTCCTGTTCCATCATCCTCTACCTCCTGATAGTCGGTGTATTCCTGCTCCTTCTGCTGGTCAATCTCGCGGCTGTACTTCTTATTCATCGATGCGATTTCCTTGCGCAGCACAGCCTCGTTGTCGTAGCCCTCGATCTTCAGGGCGGCCGGATTGCTGGTCATGATGACGCCGAAGAGCGGTATGCGGTCGTAGTTCGTCTCAGGCTCATCCTCCTTGTCGGTGCGGTTGTTCAGGATTCGTGCCTTTTCCAGGGCGGCCACAGAGCGGTAATCGCCCTGCCGACGTGCAGCCTTCAGGTCAGCCTCCAGGTCCTGGTTAATCTTCCAGCGCATGAAGTTACGCGTGGCCTGCTGCATATTGCCCAGGATAATCTGCACCAGGCGCACGTCATCGTAGGCCTGTGCACGTCCTACGCCAAAGAGGGCCATATCCTGCTGCAGCAGGTCGCGCTCAAACTTGTCCGGGAACTGGAGCCAGTAGGCATACAGTCCACGGAGCCGGTGGACGCGCTGGATGACAGCCGGATTGATCGGCTGTGTCCGGAGTTCATCGTCATTCATAACGATGTACTTGGAATAATCGTCGAGGTTGGCAGGAAGTGGCATAGCTGTTATACAGTTAGTTCGTTAAGGCAGCGTTCCAGGCGTTGCTGACAGTCGGATAGTGCCGCCGGGCTGCCGGCCTGCATCAGGTCGAGCAGCTGCTGCCGCAGTTCGCGGTCGGTTTCCTCCAGCCCTGTGTAGTACGCACGTCGGGCCGGATGGCCGACGGTGTTGATGTCATCGAGCAGCTGCACCTCGTCAATACCCAAACGGAAAGACACCATCGATGGGGTCATTAACGTTTTCGCGCATTTGTTGATCTCGCTCAGTAAGTCTGTTGAATAATCCATTGAGTTGAATTGAGTTTTTATCCACGATGTCACGTAGTCCGCTGTAGAGGTCATAGAAGGCCATCTGGTCAGTTGTCACCATGGTACACTCGGCACGGTCGCCGTAGGTCTGGTTCTGGCTGGAGATGACCGAAACGAGGTGGTTGTCATTCTGGACAAGCACTATCTTCGAGTGGTTCATCCCGAGATAGACGCTGTCGAAGCACGATTGCATAAGCCTGTAGAGCTTCACGGTCTTACGTGAGGCCTTCAGGTCGGCCAGCAGCACACAATGGCCAATGAGGTGCTTTTTCCTGAGGTTATAGAAACCGTTTAGGAACGCCTCCGAGGTGCTGAAGGTGCTGACGTACACATCAGCACGCCCGGTCTGCTGCAAGATCCAGGCAAGCAGACCGAGCGTATGAAGTCCAGTACCGAGGTAGGTCTGGGTGGCACACTTATTCAGCGGCTGCAGAATCGTCGATATGTTCCTGCCCCTGCTCATCGTTGTCCTTTGGTTCGAGAGTGATGTCAGCCTCTATCAGCTGTTGGCGAAGCTCCTCCTTGATGACTTGCTTTGTGCGTACAAGCACATCGACGCGCTCCTGAATCTTGGCACGTCTTGTTTCCAGATCATTCTTCTGCTCCTCGGTGAAGTCAGCGCCTTTAGCAGCCTTCACCAGCTCCAGCAGCTTGGGCAAGTTCTTGGAGATGTAGGGACGTGCTGCGGCGATGGCCTTGATGTCCTCGGCTGACAGTTGCACCTGGTCGGCGGCCGGTGTCTGTGCTTCGCCATTGACAGGAAGAAGCACATAGTGATCGTAGGTGTCGAAGTCCTTTTTGTAGTCCTCCCAGAGCTTTGCAAGGGCAAGAGTGAACTCGGCGCGGTCGCACACGGCGGTCAGCGACTTGCAGGTCTCGTGAGCCTGTTTCATCTTCTTGTATCGCTCTGCGTTCTTAGGCCAGATGTCCTGAATAGCCTTAGGCAGCGTGTCATGGTCAGAACGCTTGCCACGGGCAACGATGGTGTCCGTCTGCTCGTAAGGCTCCTCGGAAGAGAGAGCCGGAGCAGGCAGATAGGCATCTTCTGCCACCTCGCCTACAGCAGCGGTCACCTTGTCAGCGGTTGACTCTGTCTCAGCGATGGCCTTGCCGATGACCGGTAGCACCTGTTGCTCCAGGGCCTTCACGTCTTCAAGGTTCATCTCGTTCTGAAGATACACCAGGTGTTTCTTCAGCTCGTATCTCATTTTGCCCTCGTAGTGTGAGGGCTTCCGCATGAATGTGTTGTACATTGCATGGTTGCGGTTGCACTGCAGCACCATCAGGGCGCCCTGTGCCAGCTCTGCCTCGGTATGGCTCTCCTTGGACAGCCATACCTCGACACGTGCTCTGAAAAGTTTGTCGATTCCGTTCATAGTCTTTTCTATTTGAAAGGGCGGGAGAGGCAATCGTGCCGCACCCGCCCCCGGATTTATTAATCAATTATCAACCGTATGAAAGGTCATTCTGTGGTCACCTCGCCGGTCGTGCAGTCCAGCTCTCCGTCGCTGACGGGAAGCTTTCCGTAATAGAAGGGTGCCGGCATCTCGTCGTCGGCAACAACCTCGAGAACCGTCTGGTTCGTGTCGGTGGGAGCCTGGCCGGTGTCCTGACTGGGGTTCACCTCTGCGGGGAAGTCATCGGAACCAACCACACGGAACTTGCCCGTGCGGGTAGGAACGACGGCAATCACCTCGGCATTCAGCACCTCGGCAATCAGACCAGTCACCTCTTCCTCGGTGCCAGGAGCATTGCCGGTGTAGGTATTCTTGAAGGTCTTTGAGCCAAAGGTGCCCTGAGGCTCGCACTTCAGGTTACCGTTGTTGTTGATGATGTCCACCTGGATGAAGTGCTTACCTTCAGCCATCACGAAGTTGTTATCCACTTCGCTCTCGCCAGACTTAACCTTCGCGGGATAGGTGGGAATCTTATCCAGAGTCATGCCCGTAGCCGAGCGGTCAGCCAGCTTCGGGAACTTCACGATGTCGCGGACGTCGGCAAGATATACGCGCTTCTTGGTACCAGGAAGCGACTTCTTTCCCTGGCAGAACTTAACATCCTGCAGCAGGGTCTTTTCGTCTGAACATTTGTTTGCCATTGTCTTTAGCTTTAATGATGAATGAAAGTGGGGCGGCGGCCCATATGCTCTTAAACCCAATAGCCGCCGTCCCTGTTTGGAATTGATCAGATGGCGGTCTCGCCGTCGACTGTAGCAAAGAGGATGCGAGTAGGATCCACACTCTCATACTGCACACCGAAGAACAGCGTGGCGATGAACTGGAGCACGAAGGCCTTGAAGCGGGCCACCTCCACTTTCTCCTTGTCGGAGATCTGGTCCACGCCGTAGAGCATGTTCTTCTTCGTGGTGAGCTGGAGAACGGGAGAACCCTTTTTGTTCGACAGGGGAACGAAGGTGACGTTCTCGAAGCCCTCGATGACATACTTATGGTACTCTCGGTTGTACGCAGTACCGCCAGTGGTGGTCTTGTAGTCCTCCTCGTAGTCCCAGACCACGTGCTTCGGACAGAACAGCAGCAGCTCATCCTCATCCATCAGTTGCTCGTTGGCAGCCTTACAGATGGAGCGCAGCACGTCGTAGGCGTTGTTCTTGGTGATAGCCTCGATGTTCACCAGGTTGCCGATGGCGGTGGTAATGGTGGCGTCACGGGCGGCGATGCCGTTTGCGGCATCGGCGGCTAGTGCCTTCATCTCAGCCAGGGCGATGGTGTCGAAGCCGTTGAACAGGTCGTGCGTTTTGGTGCCGTTGGCATTGCGCACAGCCTTGAACAGCTCATTATAGAGATGGTCACCCATCTTTCGGGTGAGCATGGTTAGCACCATGCGGGCCAGTTCGGTATTCTTCATACCCTCACCATGGAGCACTGAGGGACCCCAGATGCTCTGCACGATGGTATTGGGACGGAAGTTCTTGACCACACTGCCGAGGTACGTGAACAGCGTACGCGGCGTGATCTTCACGTCGCTGTTGTCCTCACGGTCCTCGTCGTAAGGTCCGAACTGCATGTCACCATCGAGCGTGCCGATGGTCTCTGCCACACGGATGCCCACACGGGGCGTCATAAACTTCAGTGCCTTCTCAGCCCGGTGTACGGGAATCTGCAGCAGCTGCTTGCGCAGCTTGCGGGCACTCTGAGCCAGTTCCTCAAAGGTTACCTCCGGCTCCTGAATCTGAACTTGTGAACCTGTTGCCATGGATTAAAGATCCTTGATTTCGTCCAACATCGACTGGGCGGTGATTTCACCGGCTTCGTCCTTCTTCTCTCCGGCAGGGACTTCGTCCTCTGCCCCTGGGGCCTTCTTGAGGTTGGCAATCTGCTGGTCGCGGTCAGCCACGTCCCGCAGAGCCTTGTCGAGCTTCGCCTGGAGGTCGGCCTGAGCATCCTTGGCTGCCTTCTCAGCATCCTTGGCTGTCTGCAGATCCTTCCCCAGCTGAGCCACATGATCCTCAATCTTGCCCGTCTGCTCCTCGGTGAGCGTGACCTTTCCGTCCGTCACCTCGAAGTCCTGTACAGCCAGCAAGGCGCACAGGCAATTAAAGACTTTCTTCATGGGGTTTGTACTCTCTTCGGCGAAAAGTTTAGGAAATCTCTTCTGCATCCATGCAGTCGCCTTCTGCATGAAACCTTCAGCTGGATTACCTTCCGCGTCCACGACGGAGCCCAGAGGCTCTGTCGTGTCTGCAGGGAGGGAAGGAAGACCGAAATCCTTGAATATGGAATTGTTGAATTTAGTTCTGAGCCGGTTCGACTTCTTCTTCACGTCCTCATCCTCCACGATGTGGTCGATGAGCCCGAAGTCGAGGGCATCCTGCGGCGAGAGCCAGGCAGCTGCCGTCATCTTCGTCATGCAGTCCTCTACGCTCTTACCGTTGCGCTTGGCATAGAGCGAGGCAATCACGCGGTCGATGGTGTCAAGGTCCTGACGCTCCTTCTGGAAGGCAGCGATAATCTGGTCGAGCTGCTCCTTGTTGGCCATCTGCCACTCCCTGACGGCAGTGGAAGCGTTGTGAATGAGCATCAACGAACCGTCAACCATATCCACCTCCTTTGCGCCCATGGTGAGGAAGGTGGCGGCACTGGCTGTCATACCGATGATGTGGCAGTGAACCTTGCCGTGATTCTTGATGTACTGGTAAATCTGCAGACCCGCATCGACATAGCCGCCGGGAGAGCAGACAGCGATATGAACCTCCTCATCCTTGTGGGCATCGAGGAAGCTCTTAACCTGGTTAGCGGTAGTTCCCCGCTGGCCTGTCCACCAGTCGAAGGAAACACCGATTTCGCCGGATATGATAAACTGATATTCCATTGCGCTCTGTTATTTTTGCGCAAAGGTATATCAATTTGCTTCAAATAAAAAATACCTATTATTCGCGAATAGAAGGAATGAAACGAGGTGACGACCAGCTTACAGTAACCTCGTTGAGCTGATTATCGGTCACATTCTCCGGCATCGACTCTGAGACGGAAAGAACGGGGAAGGGCCTTTCGCCGGTACCGATGAGCCGGTACTGGCCATTCTTCAGGCGGCAGCGGTAGGCATAATGGCCACGGTCGGCAATCGTCTCGCAGGTCTTGAAGGTGAGCTTTGCCGACCAGACGGTATTCTTTTCCTCCTGTTTGTCAGTGATGACAAGCGCGGCGTGTGGCTTGATTTCAATAGGCTGCCATTCGATAGCCGCAGGGAGAATGACAGAAGTCTTGTCGGCACGAACCATTCCCATCAGGTTCCGGGCTGGTGTCTGCTCTACTGCTGTGACAATTTTAATCAGTTTCATCTTTTATCGGGTGTTATCGTGATTGTTCGGCTGTTATCGCTGTTTATCGGGTGTTATCGCCACTGTTTGCCCAGTAAAAATCAAGGCCATATCATGGTAGCGATTTTCCGCGTTATTTTTTGTTAAACCGTTTGTCGTGATTCCTCGTTTTCCTGCGGAGGTCAACCCCCTTTTTGACGTATGAGTTGCGCAGACGGTTGTAGCGTTGAAGGATGGTACGGTCATACTCGATATCTATGCCGTGCATCTCGCACCACGCATCGATGGCACCCAGCACGGAGCAACCGACATCAGACATGTCATTCAGTTCCGACCACATCATCAGCTTGAAGGTTCGCTCGATGCAGTCCACCACTGCCTCCTTGCCTTTCGCTCCGAGGTAGTTGTAAACGGCAGGATCCTTCTTCTCGTTGTCTGGGATGCAGATAGCGGTAAGCCCGGGAGCCGCCACGTCAGGCTGACGGCCTATCGGGAGCTTCTGCGTAAACTGAAGGATGGTGGAGTTCTCCACCGAGTGAGGCTGGAACTGCACTGGGTCGCCGAAATGGTGGTGCAGCCACTGCGCCACGAAGGGCTGAAGATGAAGATAAACTACGAACTTGCTCATAATTAAATAGGTTTTGGCTGCAAAGTTAGTAATAATTTCGGAAAGTTCCGCTTATAAACGGAAGAAATCAACAATACACGCGCACACGTATATAGTTGATGTAGCATTGTGTAGCAACGGAGAACAGAGAATATAAGTGCTTATTATCAAGCACTTACGTTTGTAGCAATATAAAAATATGCCTCTTTTTTGTTGCTACAATGCTACAAAAATGAAAAATTCTGCTCCGTTGCTACAAATTGCTACACCGTTGCTACAAATCCGGGGCCGTTGCTACAAACTCTTTCGTGCTGATATTCAGCAGTTTGCAGCGTTGCGACAAAATGCGACAAATGTAACACCCACTTTTTTATTTCTCAAAATGGTTTTTGCGAGGCCATAGAGCACCCTACGCGCCCGCACAGCGCACGAAAAAGGAGACTGCTTCGCAGCAGCCCCCCCCCGACTTCGTAAAGACCTTGTAGAAACGATTTAGTTAGAATGGTACATCTTCATCGCCTTGCTTAAACAACTCTCCCTGCTCAGGTTCCGGGCGGGGCGGTGCCTCGTTCTCGCCGCCGGTCCAGGTGTCGAGCATGATGCCGTATTTCTGACTGACCATCTCGTAATTGAAGCACATCGGCCGGTCTTGGCTCCAGACTGTACGGTAGCCGGTTTGCTTGCCGTGTTCGTCGATAATCTCCTCGTGCTCCGCAATGCCCTGCGAGTTGAACTTCTTGAAACGCTCCGGACTGGTGGTGTAGCCGTAGTATTCCGGCGTTATCTCCAGATAGTGCTGTATGGACTCCTGCGGCAGCACTTGCTCGTCCATCCTGCGGCCCAGCTCGCGGTAGGTGCTCAGGATGATGTTTCGCCGCACCATCAGGATGGGGATGTCCTTCTCGAAGTCCATCTCCTCCTTCTGCTTCGACGTGCGGAGCCGCCGCTTGTAGCGGATCTTGTAGTCCTGGTCTTTGAGCAGAATGCCTTTCTGAATGGCCGACGATATGATATTCCAGAACCCGGCCACCTCGTCGACGCTGGCCGACATTTCATTCTGGCGGATGATGCCTTTCTTGCAGAGTTCCTTCAGCTCGTCGTAGGTGAACGGCAGCTTCAGCACATCCTCCAGGGCTATGTAGGTGGCCAGCAGTACAGTCCAGTTGCCCTGTATGCGGTCGACAATGGCTCCTTCTCCTCTCAGCTCGTATTTCATATCGCTCTCGGCCTTGCGTCAGGCTGCACCGAATGAGGCCTCGAACTTGTCACGGTGCTTCAGTATCTCGACCGTGATGTGAGAGGCACCCAGCATGCGCCAGTGCATCAGGTCGGCATACTCCTGGCGCTCCTGCTCGCTGAAAGAGTGCTTGTCGTAGGTCAGGTATATCAGGCGGGTGAACAAAGCAGGATCAGCCGTCGGCATCTCCTGGCCGCACATGATGACGGCAGAGTCCACGCGGGCCTGCTCGCGTTTCTTGTCCTTGTCCATATTCATGCGCATACGGCCCACACCACCCCAGATGTCCTTCAGGAACTGGAGCTTCTTGATGTCGATGCCGTTTTTATACTCGTCGAGGAACACCAGGGCATTCGACACTGAGGCGACGGCATCGGCCAGCGACGGGATGCTGCTTTCTATGTTTGGCGGGTCGTAGTCAGTCTGGAAGAATCCCATCAGCGTCCTTGCCAGCTCCGTCTTACCGCTGCCCGGAGGGCCGAAGAGGTTAAGGATAGGAATCTTCACGCTGCGCTGCCGGATGATGTCGGCAAACAGCGAGGCCATATAGAATGCGAGGGCCACCTTGGCATTCGGCCCGAATACCCGGCATATCTTCGCAAAGTATTCGTTAAGGGAGATATTGCTGTAGTGTGTGAGCTGGAACTTGCGCTCATTGACATAAAGTTCCTTGGAGTTTTTGTATATCTGCGACAGGGCAGGCAGATAGAACTTGCCGGCGCGAAGCCTGACGATGCCCATTTGGTCCACATCGTGCCAGTCGGTATCTTCCAGGGCACCGTTGCTGAAGGCGTAGAAACCTTCCTTCTGCCAGCCCAGCTGCTTGATTTCGACGGCTGTCTCTGTCACCTTGGCCAGGTAGGACTGCAGCTTGATCAGTTCCTGGTCGCTGGCCATCCATATATAGTTGCCCTGGCCGAGCAGCCGCTTCCTGAGCGACTTGGAACTGGTCAGCACTTCCATGTCGAGTTCCACCACCTCCGGCTTGTCATCCTCTTCGCAGTTGTTGATTTCAAACAGACGTACTGGGCGAAGGTCATCCTTGATGTGGAAGAGCGGCTTCAGGGAGAAGTTCGACCACTGCAGCTCATCGCCGTCCTTTGTGGTACCATAGTAGCAGTTGTGCTTTTCGATGAAGCCGAACTGTCGGAGCATATCGATATCGCCACGCTTGTTTCTGCTCGACAGTCGCTCCTGCTTGCGACGCTTGGCAGAATTGAAGGCATTGCGCCACAACTGCTTTGTACCATCAATGTGTGCGAGTTTGGAAAGGTAGGTCTCTTGCAGATCTTCATCCTTGATGCACACCAGGAGGTCGCACACACTGTTGATGACCTTTTGCCTCTCCTCGGTGGTTGCTTCCTTGTCGAGGGATTTTTCCAGATACCAGAGCAGGAATTCCTTCTCTGTGAGTCCCATCAGGTCGGTGTCGCGGTTGATGTATTCGTCCGGGTCCACCTTCTTCGGATGCTCTGCCTCCAGGTCATTCGGTATCTCGCGGACTGAAACGGTGAAGCCGCACTCTATGGCCAGGGCTCCGTTCTTCAGCACGTTTTTGAATCCGGCTCCCAGCTTCTCGCCTGCCTTGGGGACGTCGCTGTCCGGGATGAAGCACAGGGTGATGTTCTGCATGCGATAGTCGCGCAGGCGCTCGAACTGGTCGCGTGTCCATGCACCGCCAAGCGATGCGATGGTGTTAAGGATGCCCACCGACTGCAGCTTGATGACGTCGGGGCCACCTTCGACCAGGAATAGTTTCTCCTGACGTCGGGCAGCCGGTAGCGCCTGGTCGATGCCGAATATGCTCCGGCTCTTATGGTAGATATCGCTGTCGCTGGAGTTGATGTATTTGCGGTCATCCTCCCCGTCCATGGTGCGGGCCGTGAAGCCCTCTATGTTCATGTACCTGTCCCTGATGGGAATCATGATGCGGTTGCGATAAACACAATACAGCTGGTGTGTCTTCTCGCTCATTCGCAGTATTCCCATCTCCTGCAGAAGGTCGAAGTTCAGGCCTTTCTTCTCGCAATATGCCAGAATCTTGCGCCCGTCCTCAGGAGCGAAGCCGAAGCGCTGCTCCTTGCAGTATTCGCCATCCCACCGTGACAGCATATAGTCACGGGCTGCGATGGCCGCCGGGTCGTTCTGCCATATCTGCTGAAAGAACCACTGCGAAAGATAGTCATTGATGATGCGCATCGACTCCTTCTTCTTCTGCCGGGCTTCCTCCTCCGGAGTGGACTGGATATCGGCATCCTGAAGGTCGATGTGCAGCTCGTCCTTCAGCAGCTTCTTCACGGCCAGCGGGAAGGGCAAGTTCTCTATCTTCTGAATGAACTTGATGACAGTGCCTCCGTCCTGGCAGCTGCCGTAACAGTGCCAGAGGTTCTTTGCTGTATCTACGCAGAAAGATGGTGTCTTCTCCTGATGGAAGGGACAGCAGGCCCATGAGCGGTGTCCCTTGCGTTTCATATCGCCCACGTAGCCCGAGACAACCTTCTCGAGGTCCACGCGGTCGATAATCATGTCAATGTACTTCTGATCAATCATATTCTTTCGGTCTTTACTTCGCCGGCAAAGTTAGTGATTGCTGCCGGAAACCTAAAATACTACCATGGCATCATGCCCTTGTCTCTCTGATTTGGATATCTGTATATACGCTGACGTTCCTGAACGTGCTGCGTGTCCAGTCTCTCAGTTCTACAGCCTTCAGTCTGCTACACGGTAGGCTCAGAACTTCCCGGCGTAAACCGTGCCACAGACCAGTCACGACGTAAAGTGGGGGGGTATCTTCATATTATTTTCGGAATTTTGTCGTAAATAGACTTCAGACAGTAACTATAGCCGGTCTTGCGGCTCTTGCGAGGTTTCTTCAGCAGCCATTGCATCACGCCACGGGTGATGCCGGTAGCATCAACCGCGTGACCGATACTGGGGAACACGCGCCCCGTCTCTATCTCGATCACAGCTTTCCAGTGACTCGCAGGATTGTTCTTCAGAACACCCATCGCATGCTGGCGTCGCATGTTCTCCCTCCGGTTCTCCAGAAACTCAGGTGTCATCCGGCGTTTGCGGCCCTTCATGTTATGATGCCCTTTCTTGAAGGTGGCGTCGGTGTTCCTGGTCTCGCTGGGTGCCGTCTTCAGAGCCTCGGTGTCTCCACTGAAGAAAAGAGGTTTGTAGTCCTTTTCGTAAAACCAGTTCAGCCCGCCGCACAGCCGCTGGCGGCCACGGCAGCAGCGCGTGATGCCGTCGCGGCTGAAACCGTACTTCTCCACGGCAATCTTGATGCTGTCGAACATGCCGGCCACCTTGCCGCTGGGCCACACGGCCACCACTGGCTGCACTCGCCCAGGGTAGTCATGTACGTTGTTCCTGGCAGCAGGGATAACTTTCTTCATGATACTTCTTCATATTCGTCAAACTCTATCTTACCGGCTTTCATCAGTCGTCGGTTCCGCTCGATCTGCTCGGGCTGCATCAGCTGGTATGCCCGGAGGTATCTTTCAATCTCCAGTTCTGAATATCCAAATTCCCGAAGTAGTTCGGGCGTCATCTCCTCTCTTGGAACCTGTACAGAAAAGACTATAGTAAAGGTATCCATACTTCATTTATGTGTTCGTTAATATATCTTTTCAGCACTTCGCAGGCCTCGGAGATGGGCATCCTTTTGCGAGGAATGGCATTCCATTGATCTGTGAGATATAGAGATGCCTGTTTCCAAGAAGCAAAGAAAATCCTCTTCTTTGCTCCCTTGGCATAGTGAATTTCTGTCAGTCCGCCTGGTGAGTCTTCGTAGTCCTCCAGTAAATAGATGGCTTCGCATCTTTTCAATACGTTCAGGTCGTATAGCACAATCTCTTCCCAAAACGAAGTCCCGTTCCTTTCAGCGTCTTCCTCCGCAGTCTTACCGAATCCGCTGGTCGTCGGGTTGAATGTGTCAAAACCTCTTGCCTGTAGTGTCTGTTCTGCCCTGGCAAACTTCTGGCGGGTGCCCTCGCTTAGAACCTCCTCGCCAATCTTTCCGCTGATGTATACTTTCATAATGTTGCTATAGCTTTTTCTATCATGTCTGTTCCAACTATTTGACGAATACGGTCAATCAGCATCTGTCGCAGTTCAGGGGTCTTGCAAGTGCAATAGCTGTCGGCAACTTGCTCGATGTTCCTACCTGCTTTTATGTCTCTGACCATCCTTGCAATCAATACTTCGCCATTCATTCTTCGCCCTCCGGAATTTGTTTGGACGTTAATTTAATCCTGCACGTTTTCGCATTGATTTTGTGGAAACGCTTATAGTACATATCACAAACAATCTTGTGCCAGTCTGGCTGGCCCTCAGTCTGAACAGGACGCCCGAGGTATTTGTATTGGTAAAACAGCCAGTAACCGTAATATTGCCGGTATGCCTGGCGGCATCTACCCTTGCCGTATATCACAAATACATCTATACCTTTGGCGGCCTTGGCCAGAATCTTCCTTGCGAGTCGCTGTCTCATACGCTTGCCTCCTTATCTTCTGCCTCCAGCCAATAGTCCACACCTTGGGAGAAAGCATTCTTTAGGACGTCCCTTGTCTCAGCATCAGAAGTTACTATTCTTATCAGACTGGCAACAGTCTGTGATAAGACGGTGATGGCAGCTGTGACCTGTACTTTAGGAACCATGTTGTTTTCATCAACTTCGCTTTTGAGCTTTCCTATAATAAGTGTCTTGACAGCTCCAACTGTCGTCATCCATTCGGCAAGAACCTTTGGTCCTACGACTTCAAGCAGGGCCTGATGCTGCAAATTTTGACTGTTCATGATGCCTCCTTTCTGATTAGTCCCAGGTTGGTAACTGTGATGCCCCAGCGACCGCAAATGTCTGGTTCATCAAACTCTACATCTACGAGGGTAGTGGAACGCCCAAATTCGTAGATGTCCTTAACTTTCCCATGGTGATGCATTCCGTCACCTGTGGCGGCAGCATCAACAATAACTCTTTCACCTATTTCCATATTCACACGGTTTGAAATTAAGATAAACTAAATAACATTTGCATCTCAGGCAGTATGGCCCATTGATGCAGTTTCTTTCCTCCTTGCACTCTCCACAGTCCTTATGCATTGTCTCCAGCTTTAAAATGGCCGCCCCGCCCAAAGATTGTTGTGACTTATATAGAGTAATAATTTTTATGGCATGGCGAGGCGGCCGGTTCCTGCAAGTATCTATATGTTATGCATGCGCATAACCTTGATGATCTCCCGGCAGTTCTTGGCGTGGAGCTTCTTCTTGATGTTCCACAGCTGTACCTTCACCGTCTGTGGTGACTTGCCCAGCCGACGTGCAATCTCGTCGAAGGTCTCTCCCCAGAGATAGAGCTTCACGACCTCTTTCTCCGCCGGTGTGAGCTTGATTAAACTCTGAGGTTTACAAATGACATTTTCATCGGGGCAGTATTTGCTTCCTCGAAGAGGACAGCGCACCTCCTCGAAATGAAGGATGTCGTGCTCGATGTCCGGAGTGAGAAGGTCGTGTTCGCCGAAGTTGCAGCGGATGAACCTGTCAACGATGGCGAAAGCTGCTTCATCCTGGTGCGCGTGGCTCTTCGACTTCGGTTTGTATAACAGCCGGAGCCGGGAATATGCACCAGGGAATCTTTCGCTGATGATTCCCAGGAGATGGACGCATACGTCTTTCTCAAAGCGGGTAAGACGTTTCTCAGGCTTCTTTCCTTCCTTGAACCACACCTGGCCATCAGGTGCGACGCGAAACTCTATTACCTCCATACGCCTTCCCTGATTGTGTCCGCGATGTCCATCTCCTCGTTCTGACGAAGTGTGAGCTCTGTGTTTTCGCGCAGCTTGGCACTGAGCGTATGCACAGAGTAACCGTAGTGCATGGTCAGGTATCTAAGCAGCTGACCCTTCTCTTTTTTCGACAGCGACTGGTAATAACCCCTCACGTCTATGTGCTGTTTTTCCGTCAT